CATCGGACTGCAGACACTGCTTACCACGTTGCTGTGCTTTGTTCCCGGAACAAGTGCTGCGATGATAGGTGTGGCGGTTGCATTGTTCGGCGCAGGTTGGAAATCGTTCGTGGTAAGTGCGATAGGTGTGTACCTGTCATCGTTCATGATGTACGCACTCGGTAGGTTCGGCGGAAACCGAATCATACTGAAGCTTGTCGGCGAGGACGACTTGGAGAAAGCCGAGAAATTCATAAACGAGCATGGGAAAATCTATTTCCCCTTGGCACTTGCCTGTGCAGGATTCCCGGATGACGCACTTGTATGTGTGGCAGGGGCAAGCCGGATGAATTTCCTTTTCTTCCTCTTATCGGTGGTCTTTGGGAGAGGTATCGGAATTGCAACGATATGCTTCGGTGTGAAGCTCCTTCCGCAGATTACGTGTCTGTGGGATTTGATAGTAGTGGCGACCGTGTGCTGTTTCTGGCTCTTGGTCGTATTCTATCTCGCGCATAAGTTGAATGTATGGATAAACAACAGGAGGGATAAACATGGCAACAACGTTAAGTGAGCAGGCAAAGCAGTATCAGGACGAAAATCAGATTCAGGATGACGCTTCCGCAAAGGCACTTAGGGAGCAGAACTACAAGGATTATTTCAATCAGCAACTGCAACTGGCTGCGGCGAAGCAACTCGGTGACAAGTATTTCCAGGAATCCATGAACCGACAGGGGATGGGGACAAGCGGTCAGACCGACACTTCGAGGGCGATTGCAAACAACGCATACATGAACAGACAGCAGACCAACCTTGGAAACTATCAGTCGACCGAAGCACAGATTACCGCCGACAATGCAACGAGATGGCAGAACGAACAGGCTTCGAAGGATTCGAACTTCATTACCCAGTTGAACAGTATCGGAGAAAGCACGATGTCCACAAGCGAGAAAAACGCACTCATCGACAAGCTTCTCGAAAACTACGGCTATGCAAGCGGAAATGCAAGCAGTGCGGTTCAGTCGGCAATCGATACCGCAAGAGCGCAGGTCAATTCCAGCGTTCCGAGCGGAGCGGATTCCTCTTGGTATAATGACGCAAATGCCCTTACCGAGGAAACCGACATCAAGTCTTCTCTCAGCAATTGGGGCAAAGCAACCGAAGCAATGCTGAAGAACAACAAGAAATATGGTCCAGACATGGACGGTGGACTCTTCATCCTTCAGAACAACAACTCGGAGCGTGCGTATGTCTATTACAGCGGTGGAAAATACTATCGCATTTCCGAGGAACAGGCGAAGAGCCTTGCAAACAATGGTGCAAAACAGCGTCTGTTTGTCGATGGCACAATGTATCAAGACCGCAACTTCGGACTTTAATCGGAGACCATTTAAGGAGGACTTAACATGGGTTACAACGAGACTTTGGGGAAGTATCTCAAGGCGATGAGCCAAAGCCCCGACAAGGTGAACCGAGTCAGCACGAATGACCTCGGCTCTCTTTCGGATGAGCAGAGAAGCGCGCTTTCCAACGATTCCGCGGTCACAAGCGGTGAAAGAGCAGTACAGGATGAGTCGCACCAAGACACGAAGACGCTTATCCAGAGAACACGAGACACGATGAGAAGTGCAAGAATCAACATCGACAGAGGTATTCTCAATTTCTTCGACGGAATCGGCGATTTCTTTATGGGCGCAGTCGCTTCGGTGGCTGACTGGACTGGCAATTATGACCTTGAGAAGAACATGAAGGACGCAATCAACTATGATTGGCAGAGCCAAGGCGCACTTGTCTTGGACTCCATTACGAGCCCTTTGGACACCATCATTGACGCAACCGCAAGAAAAGGTCAGAGCGGTTCAGTCATCAATGCCTATGGTTCGAATGACAAAGCAGTGGAAGCCTACAAGGCTATCACCACAGGAAACTATGATTCCAATGTCGAAGGAGTCGTGAACAACATCGAACAAGGTCTGGGAAACATGGCGATGTCCATTGCGACAGGCGGTGCAATCGGCGCTGTTGGGAATCTCGGCAAATGGGCGAAAGTCGCAGTGAATGCGGGAATAGGCTTCGTCCAAGGAGCAGGTCAGGGATATTCCACGGTTGCCTCCAAGGACGGAGACATGGGCAAAGGGGCAGGATATGCTGCGGTCAAAGGTATCATCAGTGCAGTGGAAAGAGGCGCTTCCACTGCCATGGGCGGAACTTTCTCCGACAAGGCAAGGAACTTCGTCGGCGAAAAGACTGCCACCAAGCTTTTGGGCGCGACTGGGAACAAGGTTCTTGCAAACTTTGCTGGCAATGCCGTTTCGGTTCTCACTGATGTTGCAGTCGACACCGGTTTCAATTTCATAGAGGAAGCACTTGACCCAGGAATTCAGATGATTTTCGATTCCTCGGCTTGGGACAATGCCTATGGAACTGAAGAGAAGAGGCAGGAGACGTTCACGAATCTTGGAAAATCCGCCATCACTTCGGCTCTCACCTCTTTCCTCACGGATTCCGCAAGACTTGTTGTCGGCAGTGACAGACGAGACTATGTACAAGAGAAAATCGACAATGTTGTCTCTTCGGATGCCGAACTGAAGTCCGACATAGACAAGGTGAACGAGGCACAGGAGATTGCCAAGGAAGCGGCTTTCCATGCTGACGAGATGACCGAAAAACTGAAGAGTGCTTCCAAGGAAGAAGCTAATTCCATCAAGCACGAAATCGAAATCGATAGACAGGTGATGGAAAGTTCCCTCCAAAAAGCAGCAATGCTTTCGGATTCAGTGATGGAACGTGTCCAGAAGAAAATCGGCTTTTCTGAAAGACTCCTCACTGCTCCGAAGAATACTGAAATCCATAGCACAACGGACAACCAAATCAAAGCCATTTGGGATGGTAAGCCCGACACCGAATATCACAAGGTCGGCAATATGGAAGTAGCCAAGGACGGAGATATACTTAAGTATAGGGCAGAGACTGCCTCCCAAGCACCTGAAGCCATTCTTGCCATCACGAACACGCATAGCGACAAGGCAATCATAAAGAGCTCTCTCTTCGGAAGCGATGACGAATTCACGAAAGAATACATCTTCGAATCAAGTTCTCCCGCGGAAGAACTGAAGACCGTTGCGACATGTCTGAGGGATACAAAACTCACCTCCAAGACGTATACCGAAGGAAACAAGACCTATATTGAATTTTCCAACGGAACGAAAATGCACTTCGAGAACGGAGTCTTCAAGGGACTCGGACAACCGAGTTGGGCTAAGGAACTGCAAAGCACGAGAGTCGAGAACGCAACCGAATCCATGAAGAGGGATTCCGCAGTAAATGGCTATGTAAAGCAGAAGGACGCTTCCTTGGTCGTGCATGACATGTCCGAATTTCTTGGAGTCGGTTGGAGCAAGGACGAGACTGCCAAACTCACGAAAAGTCTCGGAAGTGCTTGGGACATGGCGAAAGACGATACGCAGAAAGCCAAAGCAGTACATGACTTCGTTGAAGAGACATTCAAGGGCGAATTTAATTTCGACAAAGGCGAGTTCTCCATGTCCTCGACAAATGCCGATGAGTTTTTCGAGCTTGCAGGCGTAGACCGAAAGACGTTCGAGAAGACGATGACCGAAGTCCTGTCCGACATGGAAGTGCTGTCAACCAAGGACAAGGCTCAGATGGCTTTGGACAAGGCAAACGACAGAACCGAAAAGGTCAAGCTCCAAGCGGAACAGAGGGAATACAAACTCAAGGGAATGATAAGTGCGCTCAGGAACAACATGAAGACACTGAACGCATTCCACAAGCTCTGTGTCCGGGCTAAGGCACGTGTTGGGTATTCCAAGACTGCACCCACTCCGACAAATCCGTATGAGAGCATTCCTGTCGAGGGATTCTACAAGCAGTTCCTCAGTCAGATGGATTTCAACGGAACGAACGGAAGGATTTCCGCAAACAAGGTCTTTACTGCGCTTTTCGGAAACAAGACTGCCGAAACCGTGAAAAGGGCAAATGAGGACGCTTCCTTCAATTCCAGAAAAGCCGAGCTTGAGGCAAAACTTCAGACGTTCACGAACCATGATGATGCCGATTACAAGGAACTGAATGAAAAATACAACAAGCTTGTCGAAAACTATGCGAAGATTCAGTCTAACCGAGTCAAGAACCCGAACCTCGGAATAGACTTCAAGTATGACGAGGAAAGCATAGGCGAATTCTACAGTGAGGATACCAAGACTCTTATCGATGAGCTTAAAAGCCATTTCGAATCAGACGGAAGATACATTCTAGGGACGGACAAGGACGGCAATAAAGTCTATGGGAAGACTCTTGACATCGGCGATGTTCAGATACTGAGCGGTATCATCAAGGACTCGCTGGACCAGAACAGCGAAGCCTACAAATCAAGAATCCGACAGGAGAAACAGGACGCTTTCCAAGTCCAAGTCGAAGCGGACGCAATCGCTTCGTCAAGGAAGAGGGTTTCCTTCTCCAGTTCCGTGACCGGTCCGATGTACAACCTCCGTGACATGTTCGGCGAAAACTCGAAAATCTATCAGATGTTCGTCAAGGACGTGCAGTCTGACCATTACAGGAGCGCACGAAACAAGTACCGATACATGCAGGTGCTTGATGACGCTCAGGAAGAGTTCGGAATAAGCAACCGAGACATCATGGACAGGAACGTGGATACGGAACTGACCGACATGACCACCGGTGCGACTTCAAAACTGAAGATGAACAAAGGCATGCTCATGGAAATCTATGCTCAGTCGCTCTCTTCGGCAAACCGCCAGAAAATGATGGATGACGGCTTCATGATTGACAAGGTGAAATATGTCTACAACGATGTCACCGAAAATGCAATCATAAAAGGACTGACCGAAAACGAGCGCTCGTTCGTCAAGAAGGTTTTCGATTCGGGCTACAATGGTGTCATTCATGACGATTTGTCCCAGTATTCCATCAACAAGAGCGGATACGACTATTTTGAAAGCAACGGCGACTATATCAACCGAAGCATAGGAAACCTCAGACTCGATTTGAGCAAGGTGGATATGCAGATGGCTTCTTCCCTTGGTGCGAATATCTCAAAGCAGAGGAACAACAACAGGAATCCTATCGAAATAGGCAATTTCAAGCAACATTACTCCACATATGCGGGAATGTCCGCCGATTTCATTTCCATGGACAATGTGAAGAGAAACAACACCCTCATGAACCTCAACAACCCTGAGACCAAGGAAAACCTCATCACGACCATGGGAAAAATCAAGGGAACTGACGGAAAACCGAGCGACTTCTTCACCACTTGGCTGAAGCTCTGCAACAATATCTCGACCACCAAAGATGGGAACAGTTCACTGCTTTCTGGAATCTACGCCAATGCAATGGTCACGCCTATCACCATGAACGTTGCAACCTTTGCAAAGATGTACCTCGACCCACTGCGTATGGCAAAGCTTGACGGAGTCGGATGGGGAAAGACTCTCAAGGGAATCGTAAAGGGTTTTGCCTCCCACTTCTCGGCAGGAAATGACGCCATCACGATTGACGGAGAGGACTACAAGAACAGGTACGAGTATTTCAAGACGCACTCGGGCGCATATATCAAGGCAAACGCCGAAAACTATGCAATCAAGAGCAATGTCATTTCGAGCAATTACAGCCGTGTGACTGAACTCCTCGGAAAGCCTCTTGAGTTTGCCAACAACGACATGATGTCGCATTTTGCCTATTCCATCTGCGAAGAGAAGATAAGAGCCGAAAACGCAGGTCAGAACCTCCCGGAATCCGAAATCGTAAAACGTGCTACCGATTACTTCGACACGGTTTCGAATATGACACTTTCCAATGCAGACAATCTCGACACGTCCGACCTCCGCTCTGGAAGACTCGGCAGTATCACGAAATCCCTGTTTGGTGTGTTCGGAGGCGACAACCAGAAGAAAACCGAATACTGGCATGAAGCCATCATGGGAACATCGAGGGCAAACAAGAGACTCGGAGCATATCAGTCGAGTTATGACTCTCTGAAGGCGAAATATGACATGGAACAGGAACAGCTTACGGCTCTCAATGATTTGCTTGAGACTTCCGCCGATGAGGAAATCCCAAAAATCAAGAAGGACATCGAGCAGTCCAAGCAGAACATCAGTGCATACAAAAGCGCCATGGAAGGACTTGCCACCGACATCAGTGCGGAAAAGGACTACACTTCTCCGAAACGTGTCGCTTCGAGACTCGGAAAGGTTGTTTCCATTGCAGTCGTTTCCTCGGCTATCGAAATCGCCTGCATAGATTCACTGAACAAGTGGCTCAAGGGCAAGGACGTCGATGGAAAGGACATCCTCACGGATTTGGCTTATGACACTACGATAGGATGGGTTCCGATTGTCGGAACGATTGCCGACGCCGTTCGGTACAGCTCTGGTATCGAGTCGCTTCAGACCGAAGGTCTCAATTCCATGGTCAGTACATTCTCGAGCCTTATTGCTCTCAAAGATGACAACAGCGATACCGCAAGAAGAAAGGCTCTGTATTCAACTGCCACCTCAATGGGGCAGTTGCTCGGCATTCCTGTCAAGAACTTCATGGATTATTTCACAGGGGCGATAAAGAAAGTGGATGTGAAGACTGCGACAGATATCGAGACCGTTCTCAACGGATACAGTTCTTCCTACCTCAAGAAGCAGTCACAGAGCTATATGACCAAGGGAGACCTCACGAACGCAACGAAGGTCACACAGGCAAACCTTGCCTTCTTCAAGACCGGTACGACCGACTGGAGCGTTGCAAGGGAAATCACAAAGGTTTCCGCCGTCCCTAGGGATATTCCTAGCGACCTGAGCAGAACCGACAGGACGACATTCATGGAAATCTACTCCATGTCCACCAAGAACGTAAAAAATCTCATCAAGTCCGATTCCTATAGACTGAAGGATGAGGCAGGGCGTCAGAAAGCAATACTTGCCGTCTACAATGCTTATTATGACGTAGCCAAATACGTCACTTCCGCCGAAAAGGACAAGACATTGACCGGTTCTCTGAACAAGGCACTTTACACCTATCTTTACGGGCAGTCCAAGCTAACGAAAGACCAGAAGAAGCTTTTGAGGCAATACGGAATCTCAATTTAGGCACTAAAAAAGGCACTCTTTCACCAAAAGTGCCTTTTATTCTTGCTTATTTGTTTCCTTAAGGAAACAATGTATCTTCCAATATCTTGCATTTTCGCCCTTTTTCTTGATTTTTTGCCTATTTTTTTGTCCTTGCAAACAATATCTTCCGATATGTTCCACCCAATTTAGGCACTTTTTCGGGCACTCTTTTTCAAAGGCTGTCAATCCTGCTTTCGTTCTTCTCCGGTATGTAATGGACATAGACCTGCATGGTGATGGACGGATTAGCATGTCGAAGATGATGACTGACTTCGGTTGCGTTCATTCCCGACCAAAGCATGCGTGTCGCCATCGAGTGACGCAGTCCGTGGAACACGATTTTCTTGACTCCTGCCTTTTCGATGTCGGACTCAAACCTTCGTCTCAGAGACATTTCGCATATGTCGAAGAGCTGTGCGTCACCGCCTCCGTCCTCTTCCATCAGCTTCTTCACGTCCTCGAGGACTTCCGAACGGACTTTGACTTTGCCGTTCGAACTTGCGGTTTTCGGACATGTGTATTTTCCCCCGTCTATTTTCTGCCGTTGGATGTACACGGTCTTTCCCTCGAAGTCGAAGTCGCTGTAGCGGAGACCGAGAACTTCACCGATTCTCAGCGCACACCAATAGGCGACCTCGTACAGGACTTTCATGCGGAAGTCAGTAATAGTTCCGATGAACTTCTCCCACTCGTCCTTTGTCCAGAATTCCTTTACGGTCACTGGAACGCGCTCGGCTTTGAACGGCTTGAGGAACGCCGATACGGCACTGAACGTCTCCGAAGTTGCGTATCCTTTGGCGGAAAAATAGTCAATCATCTCGCCGAGCTTTGAAAGCGAAAGGTTCTTTATGTTCGTACTGCAGCCCGATTTCGAGAGCCAGTCACGATACTCGGATATTCTGCTTCTTGTGAGGCAGTCCTTTATCTTCCCCTCACCGAAGAAAACCGAAACATGGTTGTCAATCAGTGATTTTGTTACCCTGTATGTTTCCCAACTGACCAACCCTTCCTTGTATCTCAGATATTCCCACACAAGTTCTGAGAAAGGAAGGTTCGGAAGCTCGCTGTTCTCCTGTTCCTTCTTCAGAGTCTCGATGTACTTTACCCTGATGATTTCGGACTGACGAACCATCGCCTTCTCGGTAATCGAAGCAGTAGACCAGTATTCCTCCTTGAGACCTATCTTCCTAGGGTCACGGATTTCTACCTTCTTCCCATCATAATAGAAACGTACCGCCCATTTTCTTCCACTTGCCACCTTGTATACTTGCGCCATCGTGTTTACCTCCTTATAATATATATGCGCCTTTGGAAATTGTTTTACCTCCTAGGCGGAACACGTGTCTTCCCACGTGTTCTTTTTTTATGCCTAGAAGTTTTTCACTTTTATTTGCCTAGCATTAAGTCAAGCATGACACTGATTTTGTCTAATTCCTCCATTGTGCAATTACGAAGCCTATCATTGATTTTCGACCTTTTTGTTATATGTTCTTGAGTCTCTGGCTCTTTTGGCTCACCATCGATTCCAAGAAGCCATCCGATATTTACATTATATAGGTTTGCAATTGCCATTAAATTTCCTGTGTGCAAACCGTTTTCAGGGTCTTTAAACCATTTTGTAATAGATGAACGGCTAATCCCCAATTTTTTGGCAAGGTCTGCTTGATTGTCCTCATGTTCATTCATACATTCTCGTATTCTTTCTTTAATAATAATGGGATTCATTTTTCATCCCCCCTCGGTTCAAATTATAAAATCGTTGTCCGCAAAAGTCAACTATATAAAATTTTTTGAGATTTTTGTTGACTTAGGGAAACAAGTAAATTATACTATTCATAGTTCGCTTAAGTTAACAAACAGCAAAGCAAATTAGCTTAGCGATACTTACAAAGGAGGATAAATGACCATCGATAGAGACTTGCTATTATCTGCGGTAAATCGCAACCATTTAAGTTTCAGAGAGCTTTCAGTAATGATGAAAATTACGCCTACATCGTTTTCAAGAAAACTCAAATGCCAAAGATTCACCCTCAAAGAACTACATGACATGAAAGACACTCTTCATTTAACTGACAAAGAAGTAATCAGTATTTTTTTTGCCAAAGCAAGTTGACTTAAGTGAATTTTAGTCAAAGGAGGTAAACAAATGATTAAAGCACGAGACTCTCTCATCTATTTTTTCATCAAGTACGGAGGAAACCAAGACAAGGTGACCGAAGCCATCAACCGACACGAGAAACTCACTGCCAAGGAAGTGGCAAGGGTTCTCGAAGGGGTTGACACAAGCCGATACGTGACGATGTTCGATGACGACTATCCGTCAGACCTCAAGGTATCCGACAGACCACCGCTTGTCTTCAAGAGAATGTCTGAGGAAACAAGGGAAAGGGTGGTATCCCTTCTGAAGAAGGAGCTTGCCGAAGCAAAGCTGAACCGCGAAAACTTCGAGGAAAGAGACCTTCTTCTCGAACTGATTGCCATCGTCAAGAACCATCTATGAGCAGGGTGACGGAAATCCTGCTGAAGCCGTCTCTTTCCAGACATGACATCGAATACCTTGAGGACGTCAAATCCTCGAGAGCAAACCAAATCATGAGAATCTGCAAGGACAGCTTCAACGGAAGTATCTCCTACCGAGGAGATAGGATTACGACACGAAGCTATTTCGCTTTCAACGGAGAAGATTATGGTACGTGGCTGAAAGAAATAGGAGGTAAATAACCATGGAAGAGAAGAAAGAAGAACTGACACTTATCCAAAGACTGGTCAGAGTACAGCAGGAACTGAAAGCTCCAAAGGGGCAGACGAACAAGTTCGGAGGATACAAATACCGCTCCGCCGAGGACATCCTTGAAGCGGTAAAGCCGATTCTCGGAAAGCTTGGAATTGTTCTCATATTGTCGGACGAACCTGTGTTGGTGGGCGATTGGCACTACGTCAGAGCGACTGCAAGGGTAGTACTCGGAAACGACTACTTCGAAACCACTGCTTATGCAAGGGAAAGTGAAGTGAAGAAGGGCATGGATGAGCCACAAATCACTGGTACAGCTAGTTCCTATGCACGCAAATATGCGATGAATGGTCTTTTCGCTATCGATGACACAAAGGACTCGGATACCAACGAGGTGACCGAACTGACAAAGGAAACCATCAAGAAGCCGACTCCAGAACATATCAAAGAGCTTCAGGAACTAGGCGGTACGCTCGAAATCGTGGCGAAATACTACAAGAAAGACGTAAATCAGCTCAATGACGGAGAGCTTGTGAAGATGATTGAGCGCAAGAAGGCAGCCGAGGCGAGAAGAAAGAAAGAGGTGGAAGAAAATGCTGAGATTCAATGAGGAAACACACACCTATGACGAGGACGGGAAAAAGCTCATCTCGGTCACACAGCTTCTGACCGCAGTCGGCATTGCCGAGCCTCTCGACAAGGTAGACCAGGAGAAACTGAGGCGCTCCGCCGAAAGAGGAACACTCGTACATGGGGAAATCCACGACTATCTCGTGAAAGGAAACATAGGTTTCACTGCCGAACTCGAAAGCTTCATCGAATGGCTTGCCGTATCTGAGTATGTCGTTGTCGAATCCGAAAGTATGGTCAATGATGACGTTGTGGCAGGAACGCTTGACCTGCTGATACGGAACAGGAAAACAGGCGAGTATGCCATTGCCGACTTCAAGACCACAAGCGAGCCTCATGTCGATACCACAAGCTTCCAAACATCCATCTACGCATACCTGTACGAGAAAACGAGTCTCGGAGAAGTGACGATACCGAAGGTATTCATGCTCTGGTTCGACAGGAACGGAAAAATCACTGAGATTCCGCTCATGAGACAACCGAATGAGAAAATCGAGAGAGTGATTGACTGCTACCTCAAGGGCGAGAAATTCACTGAGCAGGAGCCGACAATCACCGAGCAAATCACTCGTCTGGAAGACATTGAAAGCCTTCTCCGAGTCCATAAAGCCGAGATGGAAATGTACGAGAAGAAGGAAGCCGAAATCAAGAAGGCACTTGTCAAAGCCATGGAAGAAAACGGCATTTACAAATTCCAAGGGGAAACCCTCAGTATCGCCTACGTGAAAGCGGGGACAAGAAACACCTTTGATTCCAAGAAGCTCAAGGCGGAACATCCAGACATCTACGAACAGTACGTCAAGACATCCGAAACAGCACCGAGCGTGCGTATCACTTTGAAAAAGGAGAAAGAGAAAGATGAATAGCATTGTCATTTCAGGAAGATTCACAAAAGACATGGAACTTAGGAAGACCAAGGACGGAACAAGCTTCCTAACGAATACCGTAGCAGTAGACGGATATTCCAAAGGCGAGAAATTTGCCGACTTCTTCACGGTCAACTTCTGGGGCAAGAATGCCGAAAGGGTTGCCCAATACGGAGGAAAAGGCATGTTCGTACAGGTTCTCGGAAGAATGCACCAACGTCAGTACGAGGACAAGAACGGAGTCAAGCGGACAATCTGGGAGGTCACAGCCGACCAAATCGAAATGACTATGAACAAGAAAACTGACGGAAATTCCTCGAAAGCGGAAGCGGTTGACGCAATCGACCCGAACGACCTCCCTTTCTGAAAGCCATGTTCAAGAAATCAGTGATAACAATCCCTGTGGACATCATCCACAGGGAAATGGTGACAATCGAAATCGAATGCGACCATGACGACAACCCAATCGATTTGATTGACGACAGGGCTGTTATCGACAAACTGCCTTATAGTCAGGAGCAGTACGAAAGGGACGGCGATGACATCGAAATCCGATGGGAAGACGCCGAAGAAGAAGTAGTCGAAGACGAAAACGACTATCCAGACGAAGACGAGGACATGGAAGAATGAAAAAGTTTATCGTCAAGAAGAAAATGACTGCCGAATACGTGATTTACGAGTCGGTATATGCGGATGACAAGGACGAAGCCCAGTCGAAAGCCGAAGCCTACTATGACGTGATGGATTTGGAAGACGTCTGGATGAAACCAAAGAAACTCTCCGCAGAAGTGATAAGCGTGAGAAATGGAGGCAAAACAAATGACACAGGAAGAGAAGAAAAGACTGGTAATCAAGACAGCCAAGGCGATTGAGCAGAAGAACACTGCAATAGCCACTGCCGAAAGCGTGTGTGTGAAGCTTTTGAAAAGCGGAAAGGTCGACTCGTACGACATGGTCAAGATATGCGAAAGGGTAGCCAAATACATTATCAGGTCTGCCGAAGCATATGACGAAATGTACAAATACATGTCGGTCGACGAGGCAAAGAAATTCATTGATTCCATCGGCGCAGACGAAGTGAAATCAGACAACAGAGAACTGAGAGACCTTGCCCTGTTCATCATCGGAGACAAGCTCGAGGACTACATGAATGAGTGAGGAAAAGCATGAAGGAAGCTATTACGCAGTGCTTCCATGGTACGTATTGAAAGCTGACATCTCCGACTCGGCAAAAGTACTATGTGGATTCATATCCGCTTTCACTTCAAAAGACGGTTTCTGCACTGCTTCGAACGAGTACTTGGCAAAGACCATGGGAGTCGGTGAAAGGCAAGTCCAAAAGCTTCTTACGGAGCTTACTCAAAAGGAGCTTATTGCACGAGAAATTTCCAAGGATTGTACTAGTCGAAAAATCTTCATCAAATGGCTCTCAGAACCCAAGTTTGAGGGGGGCGACTTCTCAGTTCGTGGGGGGACGAACTCTGAGTTCGTGGGGGGACGAACTCCCAATTCAGGGGTGTCCTCTCAGTTCACCCCTAAAGTCTCAAAAAGTGCCGACTTTTCTCAAAAAAGTGACCAAAATCCTCAAATTTCTCAAAATTCCTCCTTCGAAATTTGCCAAAATGAGAAAGAAAAAAGCTTTCCCCCACTATCCCTTACTCCCCTCTCTTCTTCTTCCCTTAAGAATCCTATTAGTAATACTCCCTACAACCCACTAACCCCCATTTCAAAAGAAGAAAGAGAGACTCTTTGTGCGCGTGACCCTAGGGAATTGCTCTTCGATGAGTTCTGGAAGGCTTATCCGAAGAAAAACAGCAAGAAATATGCCCACCAAGCATTCATGAACATCAAGGGACTTTCCAAGGTATTTCCAACGATGATGAATGCCCTTGAAAAGCAGAAGCAGTCGAACGACTGGTTCAAAGACCATGGGCAGTACATTCCAAACCCTGCGACATGGATTCACCAGGAGCGTTGGAACGACGAGGGAGTGAAGGACACTTCCGACGGAGTCTCGGAAGCACTGAGGGAAAGATATCCCGAGTGGTTCGACGATGACGGAGGAAACGACGGAAATGACAGCAACGAACCTTTCTAAGGACAGATTCCTCAAAGGGATGAATGACCTGAGAAACGCATACACCGACTTCAAGCTTAACATCAACGACAAGAACGTGCTTCTGATTTGGTACGACCAGTTCAAGAATTATCCCACGGACACTTTCGAAAGAATCGTCAAATGCTACATCAAGTACGAGCAGTATCCTCCGAGAAGCCCATATGAGCTGAAACTCGGTTTCCGCGACTACATACAGGAAATCATCAAATCGAGGTGTATCGACATGCTCATGTACATCGAAAAATACATCGACAGGCACAATCTTGCGTATGACCAAGGGAAACTGAACGAGTTTCCGAGAATCATACAGGAAACCTATGGTGAGACTGCTTTCCGTGCATGGTGCAAATGCGGGACATACATCATGATGGAATTTCCGAGCCATGCAAAAGCCCTGTCGATATGGTCGAAATACTACAGCGAGGAAACCGAAGACGTAGCGGAGGAAGTATACGAAAGAAGCGAAAAAGAAAGGAATAGCATCGAGTTCACTCTGAGACTCGCAAGGACACCTATCCTGTCCAAGCCCACAGAGGAGCTCAAAAAAATCATGATTGAAAATGATGACAGAAACGTTAAAGGACTCCCTCACTGCGATATTGGAAAAATATCCAGAGACTAGGGATGACGACTACCTTCTCGCCTACAAGTACCTGTGCGAATACAGGAAGACGATGGTCTACAAGGAACTGGGAACAGTCCTACATCACTTCGGAGACCTCAAGCTTCCGAAGATAGAAACCGTATCGAGGCTGAGACGCCTTATCCAGAGCCAAAGGGAAGACCTACAGGCAAAAGAGAAAGTTGCGCAAAAGAGAAAAGCACTAGAAACGAAAACAAAGGAGGACATCAAGAAATGTTCGTGACGATAAAAACGAAGGACGGCGAAAAACTACATGTGAATGCCGACAAAATCAGCTACATTTCCGAAGAATCCGAAGACGAATATGAAGTGGACGTCGAATGTGCCGACCGCCTGAGATATGCGACTGTGTCCAAGACACAGGCAAAAAAACTCCTCAATGCGATAAGAAGCGAGGAAAGACTGAACAGCCTCGAACATGAGAACAGACACCTCAAGTGCATGCTCAACAATTTCATCACAATCAACCAGAACTACAACGAAATCGCCGACGACCTCAATCTGAAAATCGACATGGAAAAACGGAAGTATTACATCCGAGGTCAGGAATACTCGAGCGGAATGTCCGAAGAGGAGTTCGCCGAAAGGATAAAAGGTGTCTGACAGCAAGCTGATGACTACAAAGAAGGGACTCTCCGCTCTCTTCGAAATCGGCACGATTTACGGCAAACCTGTCGTGACCAAGGTGTTCGGGACGGCATGCTACGGTTTCCGAGTTTGGGTTGGGAGTTCAAGCGGAGGGGTGTCGCTCCTCCGTCAGATGGACTCATGGTATCTCCCAATCGAGGGAAGCAAAGCCCTCGCCGACAAGTGCCGAAAGACGCTTACCGAAGGAACGGTCGTGGCGATAACAGGGGAGCGGAAGACCTTTGCGAGGTACAGCCCGAAGGAACACATGCTCACGTCAGTACAGGTCAACATCGGGCGGAAGATAAGCGTCTGCGGATATTCCGACAAGGCGACCAATCTATCGACCGAGCTCGAACGGCTCAAAGCCACCGACCGCATGTACACGGACACAATGGAGGACATAAGCAATGAACTCGCTGAAGAGCAGTCACTCGTTGATTAGTTTCGGAGAACTGAACCAGTTCATTCTGACCGGCATCGTGATGGAGAATAACAAACTTTCGATGATACTCCGAACCGAAAACATCGAGAGGAAAATAAATATCTCGAATCCGACGGGAAAAGACTTCACAGGTTGCAAAGCAGTTGTGTGGGGACGTCTGAACAGCACTTCGCTTACCGCCGAGCATTATCACGTCTTCACACCGGAGGGGGTGAGAATCCATGCCAGTTGACAGACGGCTGATGTTCATGAAAGCTGGAAGCAACAAGAAACAGGCGAAAATCGGTCTTCTCAAGGAGCACACGCTTCTGAAGGGCTATGCGGAAATCATCGACCTTTGCGACATGCGGATAGCTCTCCTCCAGTCGGAAATCGACTACTGCGAGACCACTTCGGCAATGTTCGAGACACGGTCGGCGCTTGAAGGCGTCAGTCGGGGATGGAGAAGCACGCTGAAGTCGAAGGCTGTCAAGGAGATGGCAAACGCAAGGGCACACATAGTGATGCTCAATGAGTTCCTCCGTGTGAAGGACGAGAGCATGAAAAGGTTCGAGGACGCAATCGGAAAATACCCGGAGAAATGGAAGACAGCCATGCGGAAGAGATACCTCGAAATGAAGGGATACGGGAAGATACAGGAAGAGATGGGACTCAGCAGTGAAGAATATGCGCCTATCAAGCGGAGAATGAAGAGAATGGAGGGGAAAGATGGACAAAAGACACAACATGAATCCTAGGATGCACGCCAAGAAGGTCTGGTACATCAACGGACAGGCTTTCGAGAGCGACAAGGGGACGAAGAACGGAGCGGAAAAAGTCAAAAACTACTGTCTTGAGAACATGCTCAACACAAACGATATCATCGTCTTCGATTCGGAAACCGAGTATTTCCGCTTCAGATACCTACTGAGCCGGAAAGAAAAAGGGGAAATATCTGACATCAGCGTACATCAGCTTTTCCCACTCATTTCCGCCTTCGATGGGGCAAGCGGACGGCATCACGAGCCGTTGGAATACGAAGCGGATTTCGTCTACACGGATACGAAAACCGGCAGAAGGGTAGTCGAAGACGTCAAGGGAAGCAAATACTCCATCGAAGAGGTTTTCTACGTCAAGTGGAAGGTATTCGACCTGCGGTACAAATCCAAAGGTTTGGGAATTGAAGTCTGCATGCTGAAGAACCGAAGGGACTACCTAAATCCAGACTCATGGTACTCAATCGATGACGTTTCGGCGGTCAAAGCCGAAAAGGGCGTGAGAGCAAGGAAGAATGCTTCCGAACTCAAGGAAATGAAGGCAAAGGCGAAAGAAGCCGAAAAAGCCTCTAGGAAGCTCGAAAAGACTAAGGGCATGTATTTACACCTGAAATCAATCAACGAGCCTACAAAGTCCGAAAAAACGCGTCTGGCGAAGTATGAAGCCTTTCTCAAGGAAAACGGAGTAATCATTTGACAATATTCGAAACCGTGATGACGGAAATGGGGTGGAAGGCAGTCGGAGACGGATACTACAAAATCGAAGACGGACAGCTTATCCAGCTTTCCGTATGGTGCAAGAAGGGAAGTAAGGTACTCGTGGACACGAGGCGGATGGACTTCTATTTGGATTCTGGGCTTAAAAGAAAAGAGGACTGCGAGGACTTTGCGAAAAACGCAAAGAAAATCGAAAGTGCCGTCAAGAAAAAGCTCAGGGGGATGAAAAAGGAGGAGCTCGAAAAAATGGCAAAAGTTTCAGCCAAATCCAAGAAGGACATCATCGAAAAACGGTTTGCAGAGCTTGCAGACCATGAACTATGAAAATTTCGGAATCTACCGCCACCGCGAAAAGCTCACACTGAAGGAGGCTGCGGAACTCATCGGAGTTTCCATCCATTCGGTCTATCTGTGGGAGTGCGGGCAGGTGATTCCTTCAAGAAGAAACCTGAAGAAAATTTGCGAAGCCTATCACATCAAAGAGGAGGACTTGGACAGGTGAACTATGTAGTGCTGACAGGAAGCGTCTACAAAGACGCAACGAAAATCGAAAGCAAGTATCCCGAAAAACCGCCTATGTATTTCTTCACGATGCTCGTGGACGCAAACACCACTTCCAGCCGGGGCAACATGCCTGAACCCGAGCTTCTGAGAGTGAAGGTGTGGGGCGAAAAATGGGGAAACATCGCCAGCAAGCTCAAACAGGGAAACAAGCTGTTTGTGATGGGAAGCGTCAGAAGCTGGTGGAGCAAGGAGCATAATTTCTTCGAATACTACATTCTTGCGATTCAGATAGAACTGATGGAAAAGAACTTTGCGGAAAAATTCCAGAGGCAGAACGAATACGCCGAACTGCTCGAAAGCGAGAGCGAAAAAGCAGCAAGGGAAAAAGCCGACAAAGACGAAGACGACATTCCATTCTAGGAGACAAACATGAGAATAGCAGTCAGTGTACAAGACCTTGAGACAAACAAGGCGACTCGGTATCCATCTTTGACGGAAGCCTTCAATGCTATCGGCTGTACTGTCAATGCTTACAGGAAGCATATGAAAACGGGTTGCCCAATCAAAGGCAGATATGTCATCGCACAGCGGATGGCGAGAAAGGCGAGAAGAAAGCACAGAGACAAAAGATATGTCAAGACATATGTCATCTACAGGGATGGGACGAGGCAGGAATTCGATTCGGAAGTCCAGCTTGCCAAGACACTTTATGTGTCGAAGGTCACGCTTTACAGGTATCTGAACGGATTCGATTTGAACAAATCGGTTATCAGCGAAAAAGTGAAGGAGGTCGGATATTTATGAAGTTCATAAGGGATGATTTTTCGGAAATCGGCGCATGGTTCGATGTCCTCGACCACAAATCCATCAGAGCCACCGGAGATTTCTTCGAACTGCCTTCAAGGGCGACCGAGGGCAGTGCAGGATACGATTTCCACAGTCCGTTCGATGTGATTGTGAGAAAAGGAAAAACGGTAAGGTTTCCGCTCTGTGTGAAAGTGGAGGACATGCCCAAGGATACCGTGCTTCTGGTTTTCAACCGTTCGGGGCTGTCGCTCAAGAACGGAATCCGCTTGGACAATGCAGTCGGAGTAATCGACTCCGACTACAAGGAGACCATCTGGTTTCAGGCAACAAACCATGGGAAGAAGACATACATGATACACACCAATGACCGGGTGGCACAGGGCGTGTTCGTGAAATTCGGCAAGACAGATGACGATACGACAGGAAAGGACGAACGCCACGGGGGGTTCGGAAGCACAGGAAAATGACAGACAAAGAATATGTCGAAATTTCAAGAGAAGGCTTTATGGCTGATTCTGCAAAGGAATTTGTCGACGTTGCCTTCTTGAAGGGCAAGATGAGCGATTCTGAACTGAAGCAAACATACGCATACTTTGCCGAATGCTACATAAGGTATGTAATGATGATTAAGGAATTGCTAAAGCAATGCGGTGGCGATGAAACCAAAGCGACATTGAAAATCATGTGCCTTATTATGGAAGAATCAAACGCCGATTTCGCTAGCGTTGCTGAGGAATGGCTTTACAACCATTTCAGTAAAGATGTGATTGGATTCATTCATGATGATTTCATGGAGGCTTGTGGGGTCAGAAGACCTACCGAGGAGAAATGATTTCATATAGCGGAGGGAATCGCCCCTCAGTCCTAGGCGAAAGCCTGAATCAGCCGAAAAGACCAAACTCTGAGTCTACTGGTGTAGCAGGTCGACAGGGGCACTCCGCAATTTCTTATAGGAGGGAAACAAAAATGGACAAATACGAGCTTGTAAAACAGATTTCGCAGACATGCGATATGGTCGAAAGACTTACGATGGAGAACGAAATGCTGAAGGAACAGCTTAAGAAAAGAAGTGATTGCAAAGGAGCAACTGGTGCTGATTGCATCAACATTGAGGAAGCATTCGGGAAAGCGGTCATCACAAAAGACTATAAGAAAATCACTGACAGATTTGCAAGTAATGATGATTTCTATGTCTATTCCGATTTTCTCGAGCATTGGGAATCCTCATATCCGAGATTCGGCTATTATGAGAACCAGGATACATGGTTTGAAGCAGTGACAAGAAAAGTATTCGATGAAGACAACCACGTTCTCGACAATTTCACGCTTCCTGAACTCAAAGCTCTATTCAAAGCCCATCTGATGGCAATCTACAAAGAAGGCAGACGAAAGTACATCGAGGAGAAAAAGAAAGATGCGGAGAAAAATGACGACTGAGGAATTCATAGGCAAGTGCAGACTTGCTCTGACATATGAACTTGACGACAGCACAAAGGATTTCTACGTAACGGCTCTTGAATTGGCGCTCTTCTTCAGAACCATCAAGGAAAGCGCTGGCGAAATCACTGCGAAATTCAATAAAGATGAAGACTGTGCAATCCTCAGCATCAAAGACACAAAGGGAAATGTGACTGCCTTCAGAAGCGATGAATTCGACGCCTATCATGGTTTGCAAGACCTGCTTGAAAGGGATATCTACTGATGACAATCGAGGAAATGATAAAAGCACTGAGGAAAGGCAAGAAAATATGCCAGCATGGCGGTCATGAATACTACTTTCTTGACACTCACAAGGAGGAAATAGTAGGCGCAAGGAAAGGGCACAGTGAACCGATTATAAGCAAAGCCAGCATTGCTTTTAATGGAAAACAGATTTGCAATGATGATTCAGGATATGAAATCTATGACGGATGCCTTCTGGACGAAGAAGAGCATAACTACCTCGAAACCGTGATTTTTCCTTTCGAAAAAGACGTTGTTTCAATTACGAAGCTTCAAGCTGACGCAAATCTAATCCGAATCAGAATACGGAGCAGGAATGATGAGGATATGTTCCTCCATGTCCTCAGTGAGGAATGGTTTCGCACCATGGACGAAGGGAAAGAATACACACTGGAGGAACTTGACCTATGACAATATTACAAGCTATCTATGCCCTGAGAGAGGGCAAAGCACTGAAACTCAAGCACTATGACACATATTATTTCACTCTCGAATACGGAAAAATCAAACGGCACATGATTGCCACTGACAGGCTTGTCGATGAATTGGACGGAATATGCTTCAAAGGTTTCGAAATCATGGGCGATGATACCGGCTATGAAGTCTATGAAAAACCAATCGCCAGAGCGATTATTACACAGTGGGAACAGAAAACGCTTCAGAAAGCAGTAGACAAGAAGCGTGAAGAAGAAGAGGAAATCATATTCCGAGACATTTGGAAAGAAGGGAGGTTTATCATGTGCCGTTACTGGAAAGGCATGAAGGAAATTTCCGAACCGCTTTTCGAGATAAAGCACAGATTATTCGAGAAGGGACCAGATGAAAGGTTCAGTAAGATGGAAGAAGGAATCCATTACACATTGGAGGAGCTTGAATTAAAGTGATTATCACAATCATTGTCTGCGTTGTTTTTATAATCGCAAACATTAGCGCATTTATCGTCAGTCGCTATGACGATATTTATGAAAGATTTTGGGGAGCGCTTGCTATCAGCGCCATGGTCGGAGGTTTCGTCCTTGGGATTATGGTCGGAGTGTTTGGCTATAGTGCAGGAACGGATTTGAAAAAGAGGGCTTCCATCGAGGAAGCTCTCAGACTGGGTAGCAAGCATGCTGTGCATGACGCCTATGAATACAACGGAAATCTGAAATCATTCGACAACTACTTTCTGCGTTTCACTTTGAGACCGGAGAGCGATTATATCGACATTGAATATTATGAAGATTGAAGAAAATGGAATTTATCTCGGAGACGCTTATGAACTGATAAAGCAGGTGCCAGACAAATCAGTCGACCTCATCTACACTGACATACCGTACAAAACCGACTTCAACAAGAACAAATCGACTACCTTCCACTTTGAGGATTCCTATAGGGCGACTGACAGGAAACTGAAGCCCATCGTCACTTCCATCGACTATTCCATCGTTTCGGAGTTTCTCAGAGTCCTCAAAAAGGTAAACATCTATGTTTGGTGCAGTGTCAGTCAGATTTCGGACATCATCGAGAAGACAAAGAAATACCGCCATGACATTCTTGTCTGGCACAAGACCAACGCTCTCAGAATGAACAAGAGGCAGTACATAACCGATTTGGAGTACTGCCTCCTTATCACCGAAGGGCAGGGAAAGAACAATACGGGAAGTTTCCATTCGAAGCTGTATGAATCCGCAAGCAACGTTTCCGAAAACCGAAAATACCGCCATCCGACTTGCAAGCCCGAAAAGCTTGTCAGAGAGCATTTGCTGATGAGTTCGAAACCGGGAGAAGTCGTCTTCGACCCTTTCATGGGCAGTGGCACAACGTGTGCGGTCGCAAAATCCATCGGTAGGAAATACATTGGTTTCGAGATTGACAAGGACTATTACGAGACGGCGAAGCAAAGAATAAGTGAGGTACATGATGACAAGGAAACAGATAGCTGAACAATGTCAGTTCGTACTTGACACGCTTGATACTGGGTGTGTCGAGTGCGATAAGAAGTCGAAGGATTTTTACAGGTCGGTACTTGAGATTGTCGGAAGCCCAGACGAGAAAATCAAACTGAGCGAACTTGTTGCTTTTGTCCATAAGATGGGCAACTGGCAGACCGAGAACTGCTATCAAACGAAAATCACAAAGGTTCATAATTCACTTGTGATTTCAAATCAGTTCACGTATGGAGACACTGAAACCGCCCATGACAGCATACTTGTCTCATTGAATAAAAAGGGAGACATGTGCAAGGTCGATGACGTTTCAGTCGAACAACCATATGGATTGAATGATGAACGTGTGAGGAAGCTTTATGACAAGCTGATTAGAACAGGTGCTTTCGATGATTATGTTGTGGAGGTGGACTGTGATATATCTTAAATTCGCCTGCCTAATAGTAGGCGCAATGTTGGCACTTACGCGGGTTTTCGCCTATGGTCTTCTTTTTTCAAGAAACGATTGTGAAAACATGATGGTTGGTGCTGTTTTTGCTTCTGAAGTTTTCGGTATCATTTTCTTCGTTATTGCGATGGTATTCATATGTCTATCGATGAAATGATAAAAGAAACCGAATTCAGTCTTGGACTTGCGAAACTGAACGGAAACAGGCGGAAGATGGAATACTACGAGCATGTCCTCATGCTCCTCAGGAAAGAGAAAAAAGAAAATGGAAAATGAATACGAAAAGGCTCTTGCCAAGGTGATGGAAGAATATGATTTTTCCAGAAACACTGAAGGCGACTATGTTGTCAAGTGCAGATACAATGATTTCTATGATGACGGAACACTGCGCGGAAAACTCAAGGGGACGATTACGGTCGAAGCAAAGCAATGCAGTGCGGATATTCACGCCACATGTTGTTCCAGGGGTGAAGACGAAGTGAGCCCTGAAATAGGAGGATTCGGTATTCCCGATGATATGCCGACTGAACACAAGGTACAGATGGTTAGAAACTACCTTGAGAAATACGGTGCGGAAAAAGCCAAGGACTATGGTCAGTTGTCGCTGTTCTAGGGGGTGAATATGAGAACAAACAATCAAAGGAAAACCGTTGTTACGGACTCCGAAACAGGCATTGCCTATCGTTTCAGTTCTATCACCGAAGCGCGTAAATTCAGTGGTTGCACCTACTATAAAATCACCTGTTGTTCCGACACAGGCGAAAAGTGGGGGAAATACCATTTCGATATTTTGCCTGCGGATGAGCCGAACGATGGTGCACACCTTGTTGCAATCGAAAAAGACGGGACGGAAAAGGAATATCATTCCATTAGGGATTTTTCCGAAAAGCATTACATTTCATTACCAACAGTCCGATATTATCTTAAAAAAAGAAACAAAAACAGCGTTGTTCTTGATGTGGTAATTGACGTCTGGAAGAAAGGGGAAAAGCATGAACAGAAGAATCATCTTGAATGACAAAGAAGCAATTTATCTGACTACTCTTGTTGCCACTGGAAACCCTGACAAGGCACTAGCCTGTTCTGGTCTGTCTCAGTACCAAATGGCAATGCTCACGGCGAAAATAAAACGCCTTGAGTATTTTGAGAGAACGCCTGACCCAAGAGAAAAAGAGATGGCGGAAAATCTCAAAAAACCCGCATAACCAAAAAAAGCCCAAGGCAGTTGTTGCCTTGGGTATTTCATTTAAGTTTTGTTTTCTTCAACAGCTCTCTTGTCTCTTCGTCTTCCAGCAAATCTGAAATGGGGCAATGCAATACAATACTGATTTTTGCCAGTTCCTTGATGGGTATCGTGTCGATAGGTCTATGCTTTACCGCATAGGAAGCGATGGTCTTGTTGTTTATTCCCGTCCTTGCTTCAAGCTCCTTGTAGGTGAAACCTTTCTGCTTCAAAATGGTTTTAAGACGTGAATCCATTCACCTTTCCCACCTCTTTCACTTCGTCTTTGTATCCGCGGATATATTCGCTTGAGTGATAGACGCTGTCGTTGTATCCGGGCATGTTCCCACGTGCAGAGAACTGCCTGTAGTCGTCTTCGTCATGGTCGCTGTAATTGTCCAACCACGTTTCTCTTGCACCGTTCCATCCGTCCTCGTATGTTTCGAAAACCCCAGTTGCTACTGCATATTTCCTGTCGATGGTTTCATTTCCGTCATCATCAACTCCGTACTCGATGAAAAACCGATACTCGTTGCCGTCACCCTCTTCAGTCTCGTATCCGTAACTTGTCGGAAAAACCTCTGTCGCATTCTCGTTCAGGGACTCGTACCTTTCCTCGAAATCAGTCTTCCACCATTCTCCGTCTGATAATTTGACCGTTGCCTTAACCATTTTTCTTGCTCTCCTTTTCAATGTCCGCCAGAATTAACTGGCGGATATAGTCGGCTTTGTTTCCTTCCATTGAATCAAGCTTCTGTATTATTAAACTATCATAATCGGGCTTAAATGCAATGTTGTACTGCTTTTGGTTTTTCTTTTTCCATTCAGTATGGTATATGTTTCTAGCCTTTTTCTGCTTTTCTTCTTTCGAAATTCTACCCATTTTCGTTTTCCCCCTTTTATCAGTCAATGTCGTCTAGGCTTTTCAAAAGCTCTTCCGCTGTTAAGTATGCACGCGTGAGTTTTTTGCCTAGTTCTTCGTCAACTTCGTCAGCTTCATCGGACAAATCATCCAAATCATACCTTGTTTTGCTCAGTTGGTCAGCCACTTTTCTGAGCTCGGAAATGATTTCTTCCCGTTTCTTCTTCTTGTCGATGGGGTAGTAATCACTTCCTACCTGTTCCTCTTCCTCTTCGTCAGCACCCTCATATGTCTTCACGATGACCACACTGAAAGCGTCGCTTTCGACTCCTGCTTCTTTTCTTGCTTCCTCTTCGTCTGGCGTTTCCTCGCTCTCGGTCTTGACTTCGACGATGGTGTCGTCGTCTTCGTCAAGGTATCTTCTCAGATAGAAATAGGGCAGGTCTTTATAATATTCGACGGTGTCTACTATTTCGTCTTTTTCGTCTAATACTATTTGTTCGGTTTCATCTTTAAAGCATGTTGTGACTCTATGAAGCTCATAGCCGAAACCTTCGCCGTTCCTGTAGCTGTTTTCGTCGTCTACTTCTTCCTTGATGGAATCGGCGGTCAAACCAAAGTCTTTCAGTTTGAGATTTGGGACGCTTTGGTTTGCGTCATCACTGATAGGCATGTTTCCGCAGTCGTCTCTGATTTCGCCATAGTCTGAAACACGGATGGTTCGGCAGTAATAAAAATAATCTTTGTACATGGTCAATTGTCCTTTCTTTTATTGTAAATTTATTTTGCAGTTTCGGCAACATTTATTGATGGAATTATGCAACCGCAGTAGTTTTCATCTACTGAGTAGGTGAAATCGATGAAACCGTATTGTTCGGCAAGTTCTGGGCGTTCCCTTATTCTTGCTGTGTAGGCTTTCTTCAGTTCCCTTGCTTTCCTTCTTGCAAGATACTTTCTTGTGAACGTGTAGGCTCTGTTTCCAGAGCCTAACCATTCGCCACCTTTGTTGTACATTTCGACTGCGATTTTAAAAATCATAGCCCACCTCGCACAGAAGCGCATTCTTCTGAATATGGTCCAAAAGTTTCTAAAAACCATTTTACGGCTTCCTTGCTGCTTTTGAAGCTCAGATTTTCCGTATAATCCTCGCATACAGTTTTGCATCCGTTTTTGTAAGTCATTAAAACATGGATTCGTGCTTTAATCATTTTCTTTTATTTCCTTTCTTGTCAAAGCCAAGACCAGCCTAGAATAGCTGGTCAAAGGCTTTTTCGATATTTTTAAAGAGCGTTCCTGCATAGTCAAAATTTTCTTCAATTATGATAGAATTTCTGCAATTTTTCTTGATATATTCAGTGTTGCTCTCTTCAATGATGAAAGTTGTGTTTCTATTGTCAAAACATTTCAGGCTTCTGAATTGTTCAGGATACCCAGCCTGACCGTCGAACAAAACTATGTTCTTTTCTTCGCCAGTCATATTGAGCCTTGCATAAATATCCTTGACACTATCGGGAATCCAGTTACCCCCGTTACTTTTCGAAATTCTTTGATTGCCTTTCATTTCGTCCCATGTGTTAGTTATTCTTACAAGCCTGAACTTGAAACTTTTCATCTTCTTTTCAATTTCGGCAAGACTTGCAAGAATTTGGTTTACAGCCTTGTCGTTGCTGTAGAAAGAACTTGAGTTGTCAAGCCAAATGTTCAGTATTTTTTCACTTGCGGTTTTGGAAGTGTTTCCGTAATCGTCAGAGTCTGACCACCATTTTTTATTACCGCTGAAGTCTTGCATTTTAAGTTCGGGGTCAAAATCGCCTGTATAGCCTTCAGTCGAAAGTTCATCGCTTACGCCGAAACCGCCGTTTCTTGCAATGATTTTAAGAAGACTAGCAGTAAGTGTGTTGTCGGCTTTTTTCTGGTCTAAAGTTTCCCCGTAAAAGTGCCTATAATCTTTATTCACTTCCTGGATAACTACCTTTTTAGCTTCTTTTGTCAATTTATCCTGCTCTTGTTCGGTAAATATGGAAGATTTGTCTTCTTCTTTCTCTTCTTTTTCTTCTTCCTTTTCCTTGCTTTGTTCTTGTTCGCTTTCGTCTTGCTTGCTTTCTTTGCCGTCTTTGCTTTGTTCTTGTTTTTCTCTTTCCTGTTGGACTTTTTCGAAAATTTCATAGATTTTTGAAACGGCATCATAGCCTTTTCTTGCGGTATCGTAACATTTATCGCTGTTTGAATATCTATTGCATGTACAAGAAAGAAACGGCTTCAGTGCTTCCAAAGCTTCGGGGTGTCCTTCGGTTTCGTGGTATCTTGCAACGTTGAATAAATACTGCTCTTTGGTTTCCGCAGGCGTTGTGCAAGGACCTAGAACAAGAAGCCTGTTTTTCCAGAAGTCTACACCTAAATAGAATTTTGAAAAAACGGTTTCTATTCTTTCGTCTTCGATAACATTGAATTCATAAGATGGGTTTCTGCCGTTTCCGGTTATGTTGCAGTAACACTCATAAGCATTTATTAAGTAAGGGTTTGTAAGTATTGCGTGGCTTAGCTCATGATAAACAAGCCCGCGGATAACGCTTTCAGTAGCTTCGGTTTTCATGCTCTTTTCAGCATTTTCGATGTTTTTCATGGAAATAACAATTCTATGGCTGTATAGATTGCAAAAACTTGTTTCTTCATTTTCATCAACGCGCAAGCTGTAGTTTGCCTTTTCGCCGAAATAATAGGAAAGTGGCAAAGTTGCCACAATTTCCTGTACTCTCTTGATATTCATAGTTTCAGTTCCCCCTTTTGATTACCAGATATAGTCAGTATCGTCTACCGTCTTGCTAGTGAATTCCCTAATCACGGCTGCACGGCTAACAATAGGATTAGGAAGCGGACGCTTTCCGCAATTTGTGATTAAGTTCATTGTCGTAACCATTTTAAAATTTGGATTGATTTTAATCACAATTCCCCGGTCAGTAATTTCATTAGAATTATCTAGGACGCCTTGCAGACGTTGCCAACATTGAACGGGCAGTAAGTTCCCTTCGTCAAGAATATACGCTTTACCTTGTTCCATAGCTTTGCTCAGTTCAGTCTTCTCATAGCGGTTTGTTGTTGGGTTATATGTGGTGAATAATTCGCTGGGTTTATCATTTGCGTTTGCAATAGCTTTGACGGCACCAGGATTTTCTTTAAGCGCCGTGGTAGTTTTTCCCGTTCCTGCAGGACCGAAATAGATAGATAGTTTCTTGTTGATTTTTTCGTGCCTATGGTTGATTTTAATAAGGCTGTCTTTCATTTCGTCCCATTCAGGCGATTTGAATTTTTCAGAGCCAAAATTTATAAGGCTATCGTCAATTCCTATCAATTTTGCGCAGTTCTTGATATAGTTTTCCATATCAGCCGGCGCTTGATATGAAAGCGTATCTTTCATACGGGGGTCAATTTCGTACCCGAAATCCTGTACGAAATTTTCAAGTTTTACTGATAAGTCCTTGCGGGCTTTAATTTCGGCTTTTGTAAGAACTACTGCAGGCTTTTCTTCGGCTTTTGGTGTTTCTTTCACTGGTTCTTCAGACTTTACCGGTTCGGCAGGTGTTTCTTCTTCTTCCTTTTCTTCAGTAACTACCGGGGCTGTATTTGCGGTTGCGGTTGCGGTTGGAATGACACAATAGGCGGAAAGTGCAGTATTTTGAAAATATTTGTTTCCGTTCGTTTGTGTTCCTGTGATAATACTTGCTAGCAAGCTTAAAGAAGAGCAGGAAAGGTCAATAGCGGTCACGTTCTCAGTATCGCTAGCGATTTGCCTTCTTGTTTTGATTGCCCCTTTAAGGGACGGCTTCGGCAGTTCGATTGTACTGCCGGCTTTAAGAATGAATACGTTCTTCCCGTTGATTACGACTACTTCCACGTCTACTGATACGTTCTTTTTTGTGATTTTCATAATAAAAAAATTCGCTTTCTGCTAGCATTCATGATAGAATACTTCCCTACAGGCACTAGCTACCTGTGGGAAAACCTTTGCAAAACGGCGTTTCGCGGACGCCGTTTTTATTTGTCTAATTTTGCCGAAACTTCGTCTAGGAAGTCCCAGCTGTCGTCTTTAATGTTTCCGTCTTCGTCTTCTTGATAGCTTTCAAGAGTATAACCCCAGGTTTCGCTTTCAATTCTGATACGGGAATAAGCGCTATTACTAGCGCCGTATTCTGCGCTAATTTCGCGCCTAACCTGTTCTTTTGTCGGCAATTCTTCCAACGCTTCCTTGTCAGTCGAAACTTCCAGTATTTTTGTATCGCAATAGGTACGGTTGCCCTTGCAGTCGTCAATCCAGCTTTGTAACTGATATATCTTTTTCATAATCGATATTTCCTTTATTTTTTCAAAACAAAACTTCCCATTTCCGTTCAGTCAATCTGTCAGCATTAAAGGACCTTACACTTCGCTTTCATTCCTAAGAACACTGATAGATATTGTTACGGTTTTCTAATTTTTCGCGTGGGTAGGCGTACCTACCAGATAAAGCTTCTGTATCGCTTTATTTGCACACGGCGGACTGTGTCCGCTCTCAAGCCTTCCATTAGCCCTGGCACGACTAGCAGGGGATTTTACTTTAAAGCAAAACTCTTTCTAGCCGGGGTATTCCCCTGACTTGATTTTTCGCACCTATCAGAAATTGATTAAATGATTAACGCTTTCCAGCTTCCAAGGAAGCTAGCGACTAGTTAATCAAAGGCGGTTTTCTTCGACTTTCTCAGAGCCGATGGAATTTGATTATATTTCACTTTTTAAAGGTAAAGTTTCATGAAACCTTGCACTTTATAGCCTTAATAGGCTAATAGCCCGTGCCCCTATTGTGATAATGCTAGTATCAATCGATTTACTTCAACAGTGCCGTTGTGGCGGTGCTGTTTTTCGATTGCGGTAATATATTAAGCGATTGCCTAGGCAATTTCAAGAACTTTTTTCAAATATTTTTCAAAAATCAATTTTAACTTTTTCAAAAATCGCGATAGTTTCCGCGATTTTTCGGATTTTTTCGCGTGCAAAAAAATTTTAAAAGTTTTTGCTTTTTGCGCATTATAAAATATCAATTATTGATTGTCTCTAGTCGTTTTTTGCCGTGGGAAAGCCCCCCACTGGAAGCAGCGTTCAAAGAAAAAGGCTTTTTTCAAAAAAATAAAAAAACCTTAATCAGATCCGTTATTAGTTCTTACTTTTAGCACTCACGTTGATTGAGTGCTAATTATTGTTACAACGGAACGGAATACGTTAACATTATAAAGTATGTTAACAATGCAAAACAAACATTTAGCAATCTTAAAGGAAGATTGCTAAAAAGTGTCCACAATAGTGCCTTTTTCTTGTTAAAGCGGATAGTGTCCACAATAGGGGGATAAAGTGACTCAATAAAATCTGGGGAACGCCCCCCGGGTAGTCCGTAAACATGGGGGCTACCCAGCGCGCCGATAATATCCCCTTGTGATTTTTTTGTGGTTTTTTTGGGAAACCATAAAGGAAAGGAAGTCTTTTCTGTAGGAACTAAGAATCCCAATCCAAAAAGACGAAGAAAGTTACCCCCTATAGTCCCCCTAGAAAGAGAGAAAAAGTTTATCCCTTTAATTTTTGGAAATTTTGCATCGGAAAAACCGCTAGAATTTGGACGATGGGGAAAAACGAAATCACGGAAAAGGTCATCGGAGAAGTGGCGAAGGTGGACGCGAAGTCCGCAAAAGCCATGGAAGACAGGTTGGTAACGGACTCGCTCCGAAAATTTCTCACGGGCAAAGTGGACACGGCGGACGGAAAGAAAGCCGAACTCATGGACGTGATTACCGAGAAAGTCCTGAAGAAGCTTCTGGACGACCCGAACATGGCGGATTTGGAACGGCTCTACAACATGCTCGAGAAATCCGAGAAGACCAAAGAGAAGGTGAACGTGAACGTCCGCGTGAACAAGACCGACGAGAAGCTTGCCGAGCTTGCCAAGGGGAAAAGATGAACCTCGACGACACGATAGGCGAACTCACGGTCAATGTCCGCGGATATGACGTTGACCTGCGCCTCTTCATGGAACAGAACCTGTGGATTTTCGACAAGAACGGAAGGCTCGTTCCGCTGAAGCTCAATTTCGAACAGCAGAAGGTGTATGTGAAGATGTGCGAACTGCACCATTCGGGAGAGCCGATGTTCATCGACATCCTCAAGGCACGTCAGATGGGTATGTCCACGTTCATCGCAGGCGTGTTCTTCACCGAAGCCATGTTCTCGGTCAACTCCAATTACGCGGTAATAGCCGACATCAAGGAGCATGCGGAGAACATCTACGAGAAATACACGACCTTCTACAAATACCTCAACCACTCAGACCCCAAGCTCGAAGACGAGATAAACAGGTACGAGGAACAGTACGGAAGGAAGCACGAAGCCGATTTGAGACCAACGCTTTCCACAAAGGCTAGGGGAAGGAGACTTGCCACTCTCGGGGGAAACTCCTCGATTACGGTGCTTGCCTCCGACAATGCCTCCGGTCGTTCTTCGACACTGCAGGGATTCCATGCCTCGGAAGTGGCGTTCTGGAAATCGCCTGCTGCGACATTCACTTCCATCAACTCCACGGTCTCGCTGACGAACCCGAATGCGATGGTCTTCATCGAGACCACCGCGAACGGATTCAACGAGTACAAGAACATATGGGACAGGGATATGGGCGGACGCTCCGGGAGGGCTGCGGTCTTCATCCCTTGGTACAGGCACGGCGAATACCATATCGAAGAGAGCAACATGCCGAAGAAGATGCCTGTGATGGAGGAATGGGTCTATCAGAAACTGAAGGAACATCCGGGAATCACCGATGGGCAGATTCTCTGGTACTGGAGGGTCTACAACAACCATCCTTCGAAGGCGGACATGCTACAGGAATATCCCTTCGACCCCATGGACGCATTCAAGTCCTCCGGGTTCTCGACCTATGATATGGACCTGATTGCCGAGAGGAAGAACGAGGTCAGTCAGCTCGAACCGATATACGGAAGATTCCATGCGAAGCTCGAGTGGTCTTCGGACAACCAGTCGGTCAAGGTATCCGAGAGGCGCTTCGAGGAATGCCCCGGAAGTCCGTGGAAGATATTCGAGAAGCCGATTGTGGGAGAACCCTATGTGGCAATCTGCGACCCGACCAAGGGCTTCAATGCGGACTGGTCTGCGATACAGGTCTTCGACAACGTGACCGGACATCAGGTCGCCGTCTACCATTCCAAGAGCGACGATTTGGACGAAGTCGGAAAACAGCTCATGCTTGTCGGCTACTACTACAACAATGCCCTGATAAGCTCGGAGAACAATACCGGACCGAAAGTCCTCGAGATGGCGGTCAAGGCGAAGTATCCGAAAATCTACATGCAGCAGGAGATGATAGCCGAGAACCTCAGACAGGGAATAAGACCGATTCCCGGACACAACACGAACAGGGGAAACCGCTCGGCGATGATTGCGGATTCGAGAATCCAGTTCAAGAACGACCCCAAGTGCATATGCGACTATGAGACGCTCACCGAGATGGAGACGTTCCAGATTGTCGAACACAACGGAACGTTCAGGGAGGAAGCCGCAGGCAGGAACTTCCATGACGACCTCATCATGGCATGGGTTCCGTTCTCCATGGTAAGGACACAGCAGTCCTTCGTGAACGACGGGAAGACCACGGGAGAGGTGAAGAGCTACACGCTCGAACAGCTCAACGAGATGATGATGAGGCGGAAGAGAAGCGACGAGGTCGAGGTGGACGACTTCGGAATCGAATGGTAGGAGGCAGAAATGACAGAAGAACTCATGAGACTGACGCCGAGGGAGCTTAAGAAACTCCATGAGGGCGTTGCGATACTGAAGAAGGCGTACGGACTCACTGATGCCGACATAGACTGCACGCTGAAGTACATACATCAGTTCGGCTCGCTCTTCGCAATCGTGAAGAGACAGCAGTCCGAGATAGAGGCACTTGCCACTGCGGTCGGAAGGCAGACGGACGAAGAGACGCGGAAGAAGATACAGGAAGCCGAGGAAGAGCTCACGAGAGAGCCTTCGTTCATAGACTTGAACAATGATTGATACCGAGAACCTTGAGAACACCATCGCATATGACCGATGGGAAAGCTACCGCACGAGAATCCTCAGCGGAGGGAACGTGCTTCCTACGATAAAGGAAGCACGTGAGTTTTTCGATGGGAAGCAGTACGTTGCGACTGCCCAAGGCGCAAAGCCCGTCATCAACATCTGCAAGGAAGCCGTCGACTCCAAGACCGCAAAGATTACCGAGACTCCGATTCACATAAGATTCCTGTCTTCGATGGACATGTCCGACCGTCAGAGGATGGAGGACTATTATTCATTCGTCCAGAAGGAGATAGACGACCGCGAATTCAACGACAGGGCGGTCAAGATGGCACTGATTGACGGGACTGCTTTCGTCGTCACGTGCTATGACAGGGATACGTATGGGTTAAAAGGAAAGTACTGCGGACATATCAAGAGGGCGCTGATTCCGATTGAGCGCATGTTCTTCGAAAGTGCGCACAAGGAAGACCTTCAGGACGAGAAATACGTCGGATTCATCCAAAGGATGAGCGTAAGGGAGGCACGTTCCAAGTGCGAGAAGCCTACCAAGGACAAGCTCGGGAGAATCCTCCCGGACGACTACTCGAAATATGACGGAGAGCCGGACGATTCGAGAAAGTGCACCGTCTATACCATGTTCGAGAGGGATTCCAAGGGAGAGGTGTTCTACACGGTGTCCACAAGATACCAGCTTCTCTGCTCTCCGAGATACCTCAATGTCGAGAAGACCGTCAAGGACAGGCTCGGAGGGATTCAGTACACCACCGATGCCGATACAGCCGACTACAAGGAGACATCCGAGGACAGGACGCTGTTCTTCGAAGAGCCGAAGAAGGGCTCGGACAGACCGGGTTTCGGAAGGTATCCGATTTCGGTCTATTCTCCCGAACCGATTGACGGAAGCTTCATAGGCAAGTCGCAGGTCACACCGCTCATACAGAACCAGAAGGTAATCAACTATACATACCTTCTAACGACTCAGATTATCCAGAACAACGCCTCTCCGAAGATTCTCGTCAAGGAAGGTGCACTGAAAGGTCAGAAAATCACCAACGCACCGGGTCAGGTCATCACCGACTACACGCCTATGGGCTATACGGGATGGGGAATCTCGCAGATACAGGGCGGAATGGGTTCGGTTTCCGACCAGATGATTAACTTCTCGACCGCACTCGTCTCGATGACGAAGAAGGTGAACGGATTCGACAACCTCACGGCAGACCAGATGTCTTCCGATGTTTCTGGATACGCCTATCAGCAGTACACGAGGCAGATGAATCTCCCGCTTGCGATACCTCAGAGAAGATACTGGATGTATCTGAAGGACAACGCACGCACAGACCTGCTGTACATGCGGTTCTACATAGGTGAGACGACATTCCTCATGCAGAGGAACGATGTCGAGGAGAACGAAGCCTACCGAAGCATGTCTCAGGACATGGTCAACGGAGGAATAGCCCCCGGAGGGATAAATCCCGGCTCGGCTCTTCCGAAGACCAACCCTGTTGTCGAGATGAAGGTGGGTGCGGATTTGTTCGGCGGAGACTGGGACATCGTGGTTGACGCCGAGGAAGGCATAGAAGGTGGGCAGGCTTCCCAGGGGCAGAGATACGAGAAGGTCATGCAGTATGCGGTCAACATGCCCGATTTGGCAGACGCATTCGTGGAAGGACATCCCGGACTCACAAGAGACGTGAAGTCCAACTTCAAGCATGCGTTCGCAGCATACAAGCTCGACAAGCTTGCACAGGCAAATGCCGAGATTGCACAGCTGAAGGAAGTCATCCAACAGCAGACCGACCAGCTCAAGCAGAACAGCGAGACGATAAATCTCATGAACCAGAGACTGCAGTCACAGCAGAAAGCCTTCGTAGACCAGCAGAAGACGAACGTTCAGGCAATGAACGTGATGATGTCTTCCCCGGAAGGCGAGGGCGAAGTCAAGTCGAACAATGCCAAGGGAATCCAAGGCGGTTCGTTCGACAGCCAGTAGTGCGTAATTCCGAAAGGATTGCGATAAATCGCTAGGAGAAAGCGCAAAAATCCCGGATTTCAGGCATTTCCACGCCTGTGTACGAAAGGACAAGAACTATGGAAAACGAAGAAAAGAAGACCGAAAACGCGGAAGAGACCGAGAAGGTAGCGGAAGCGGAAACCGGCACCGATACCGAAGCCGAAGGACAGGGCGACTCCAAGGAAGGAAGCAACGCTCCTGAGAAAGCCGAGGAAGGGGACGGGAAGAAGAAGCAGTCAAGAGCCGAGAATTCCTACTATGCGAAACTGAGACGTGCGAAGGAGGAACTCGAAGCCGAGAACGGAAGACTGAAAGCCGAGAACGAAGGCTATAGGGCAAGCGAGCGCAAATCCATCACGGACGAAGCACTCGCGAATCTTGGACTGGACAGGGAAGACCTGAACGACCCCAAGAACATGCGACTGGCAAAGCTCTATGCAGAGGCTTCCGCAAAAGGCGAGGAGAATCCCACCGCATACGCGTACAGACGGTTCCGCACTGAGGAACGTGAAGCAAGGGAAAAGGACGAAGCCGAAGCCAAGGCAAAGGCGGACTCCGAAGCCGAAGCGAAGAGGAAGACCGACGAAGCGTTCAAATCCTTCACCGACAAGTACGGCAAGGACGCATTCAACAGCGACCTCGTAAGCAAGGATTCCCTGTTCATGAAGAAATACGGAGATGTCGTGACACCTGACAACCTCATGAAGCTTTATTCCATCTATGCCGATGACGTCAAGGCGGAGAAGGAAAAGGCGAAGGACAACGGCACATTCGACACCTCTGACGATGGTTCTACTGCTCCGAAAAAGAAATACGCAGAGGACTTCCCCGAATTCAACTAATTCCGAAGCCCTACTGCTGGAAGGAGACAGACCATGGCTGAAGCAGAAAACACAAAAATCAATTTCGTCAAGGGAATCAACCATGAAGACCTCAAATCCATCACCGATGTTCCCAAAATCGAAGAATATGTAAACTCCGAATCCCACGAGAAGCCCTTCTGGGACACTCTCTGCGACCATGAGAAATGGGATTCCAAGTACAACAAGCTCACCTACAGAGAACTCGACTTCTCTGGTGTCCTTGCCAACGCAAGCAGAGTCTCTGCCGCAGTCCTCAAGGAAGATGTCGCACCGGACAACACCGCCATCAAGCTCAATTCCTTCGACATCACCACACAGGACTATGGCGTCCGCTATCAGTACACCTCCAAGGAACTGAGAAACAACTATCATGACCTTCTGAGCATGATTGGTCGTTCTCTCCGCTTCCAGACCGTCGACATGACCGAGTTCATCAAGGGTACTGAGTTCATCAAATCCAGATATACGCTTACCCTCGGAGCAGGCGAGAACAAGTGGAGAGACCTCTTCGCCAAGGCAAGAAGCGTCCTCATGAAGAACAAGACCAAGGGCAGAAAGATTGCCATCCTCACCACCGAAGCCCTCGAATCCTTGGAAGCCGAGCTTGAAAGCAACGGCGTCAAGCTTTCCGACACCATCAAGGACGACATCAACATCGAAGGCGTAATCGGAAAGTACAAGGGTTTCGACATCGTCGAAAGAACCGACACCTTCCTGTACAATGCAGGCGACCAGTATGCAATCTTCCTTTCCGAATACGACCGCATGGGCAACAGACCTGTCAAGACCTTCGGCGGAACTGAATGGGAAGTCCTTGACAAGGGATTGGGCAACTACCTCATCTCCGACAAGGACGGAAACCCTGTCGCCGATGCCAACAACCAAATCGGCTATGTTGCTGCAAACCTCTTCAACTTTGCGGCAGCACATCAGGCTGATGAGGCACACCTCGTCTGCAAGTTCACTCTTGCTGCCGACAGTGCAACCGATGGCGGAGCCCAGACCTACATCTATGGTGCTAATGCCAACGGAACTGCAAGCTCTCCGAACGCCTAACCTTTAGCAAAGCCCATGGCGAAGGGGCAAAACTTCGCCTTTATTCAACATAGGAGACAAGAAACATGGCAAAGAAAGAAGAAAAGACTGTAGTCGTCAGCATTCCGAAGAGAGTCGGCGAGAAGTCCGATGTGCGTCTTTACAACATCGACGGCGTCAACTATACAGTACCGCTCGGCAAGCCTACACCGGTAAGCGAGAAGCTTTACAATGCAATCGTCATTTCCGGTGACCTCGAGAACAGGGGATAAAAGATGGAACTGCTGTTGTCCAAGCTCGCATACGAGTGCATAAGATACGCAATAGAAGTGCCGACAGGCACTGATTTCCTGTACGCGGATTTCTGCAACAGGAAGTTCGAGTACAACAGCGATTTCAACATGCAGGCGGAAATGGTGTGGGGAAGAATCAATACGGCAATCCAGAACCTTTATTCCGCACACAAGGTATCGACCTTCACGAAAAGGTACGAAGTCCATAAGGAGAAGGAAAACCTTCCCTATGTGGTGCTCGACAAAGATGCCGGAGAAGTGGCAAACGTCGTGGACTTCGGCTCGGACGGAAGCTACTTCAACTATTCTTTCAGAAGAGGGCGGACAATGGGCGAGGAAAAGGTAGAGGACAGGGTGACAATCGTCAACGGAATTCCCGGAGACAATGTGACCGTGGAATACTACAGACAGCCGAAGAGATTCTCTTCCACCGATGTGGTGGCGGTCACTGACACGGATGATACGAACATCGACCTTTCCGACTATGGAATCACGCCTCAGGGCTATGACTACATCGTGAACTATGTCCAAGCCAAGGTGACCGAGCTTGTCGACCCTGTGATTTCCGCAAGGAAGCAGTCCGAGGCTTCGGAGATACTCACTTCCATCAACCAGGAGCCGAAATTCTCGCAAGACCACATAGGGGTCTATGAGGGAGGTATCTACTGATGTCGACAAACAAGTATTACACTTCGAGAAGCACCGAAAGGATTACCTTCCGCGGTGTCGACATGTCCTCTCCGAGATTCCAGGTGAATCAGAACAGGGCGATGGACATGTGCAACTACATATGGCGGAATCGCTCAGTGCAGAAAAGATACGGAACAAAGGCATCCATGCCCGAAATAGGTGCTTTCTACTACTATCCGAACGGCTCTCAGAACGCTTTGAAGAAGCAGGAGCAGTTCGTTCCCGTATATGACATGTGGTGGATAGGCGACACTCTTGCAATCCACAAGGGAAGCCTAATCTACATATGGGAAGGCGACAAGTCCGAAGCACCGACACCTGTCCTTGCAAGCGACTCGTTCATAAGCCACACCGAAGAACTCGAAACGCATATCTACTATGATGCCTATGAAGTCCCGAACGAGCGTTTCGGCGGTATCGTATATGGTGACGCTTTATGGCTTCTGACAGGCAAGGGATACCTCAAACTGTACAAATCCGATGGGAAGTGGACACTCGGAAAGGTATCCGACATGGACGTCTATGTTCCGCTGACAACGATGGGAATCACTGCCGATGGAAGCGGAATAGGCGCAAGAACAACGATAGAAAGTGCGAATCTTCTCACTTCGAAGAGAAAGAACGGCATTTCACCGCTTCCGAACGACAAAGGACCGTTGTTCACCTACACTCTCGACTCCAACGTGGACGGAATGAAGTCCTTCGAACTAGAGATTTCGAGCGTGATACCGAAAAAAGCCCTTGGGAACACGATTCTGTCTTCTGATGGAAGATACAAGCTCCTGTTTCCGAACGAAAAAGTGACGATACCCGTCTATGATGGCAAGAAAGTCGACTTTTCCGCTCTTCCTATCATCGTCTATGACAATACGGACAAAGCTACCAAGTTCTACACCCTTGCAAGCGACAGAATAGAGCTTGTCGATGCTACTGACGAAGGACGTGTAATCATAGATGACGATGGAATCTACTCGGAAAAGGACAATCCTACAAGCCCTTGGGAGAAAGGGCTGAAACTTCGGCTCGATTCCTCCGAATTCGACTTTCCTGTATCATTCTTCAACCTCAAGCAGTCGGAATCCATGTTCACGAAGACAAATCCGTTCCTTTCCATGGAAGAGAACTGCATACGGGGCAAAGGTCTCGGAACGACTTTCTCCGCATGGGGAATCGACTTCCCACTATGGGGTTTGTTCTTCTCGACATTCTCGAAGCCTTCCGATTTCAGACCTATAAATGCCGTCAGTTCCGATGTTGACATTGCTCTTTCGGATTTCGGAGACGGGAACTATCTCGGAAAGGCGATAACCGCAAAATACGGAAACGTGCTTTCCATGTCCGTTGAAAATCCGACAGGAACTGACATATCCACCTTCAAGCTCCATACTTCGAGAACACCCCCGAAATACATAATGCTCGGATATTCTTCCATCGTACCACCTACTTTGCAGGGGACATTCATGGGTGAGGTTGTTCCTGCATATCATCTGTATCTCACTGACGATGAAGACGAATTCTATTACGGCTATGTGACATCCGATTCCGTGGTTCTATTCGACAACTGGCTTGGAGGTGTGGATGGTGATAGCAATATCACCGCTACCTTTCACCGATACGGATGGGATGGAAAGAGTCCAATCGATTCATGCACCTTCGGAATCCTCTATGGGGCGTCTGGAGTACGGAACAGGCTCTTCGTCAGCGGAAACGATAAGTATCCCAACCGAGACTGGGTCAGCGGGGAAGACCCAACATACTTCCCGGATGACGGATACATGGACTATGGGTCTCCTTCCAGTGCTCTTTGCGGTTACGGCATTGCTTCTGACGGCAGTCTCATGGCGGTCAAGAAGGAAAAGGACGGCGAAGCGACAATCTACTACCGAAAGGCGACACTAGGTATCGTCACTGACGACACGGGAACGCAGATAAGCCTTCCGAGCGGAAGCGCGGTATACAGCACAAGCTTCTCACTTGACTGCACCGCTTCCAAGACAGGCGGAATCGCTCCGAACCTCTTCACCGATTTTGCAGGCGATGTCCTGTTCGTGTCGGCAAAGGGGCAGATTGTAGGACTTGACACGACCGGCACTACCTCGACCGAGAAGAGGGTGGTAAGCACACGTTCCACGGCAATCGACAGGGTTATCGAAAAGGAAGTTGGCAACTGCCTGTGGGATGACAACGAGAACCTCTACTATCCGACAAAGAACTGGCTCTTCGTTGCAAGTTCCGACTACGAATGGTTCAAGCTCAGCATTCCCAACGTGACCTGCTTCTCGAAGCATGACGGAACAATCTATTACGGCAACAGGATAGGGGAAATCAGAGAGTTCACACCTGATGTGTTCCTCGATGAGAACACCTACTTGATTCCAGACGGAGCTATGACTCTTCTCAGTGGAACGAAGTTCGCTACGATTGCGGACAATTCCGACCTGTACAGAATCATCACGCTTGATGCCGAAGAGCTTCGGAAGGAATTCTCAAACGAGCCAAAGCAATGGGCTGACATGACGATTGCCGAAAGGGAGGAAGCCCTCGAAAAGAAATACAAGGACAATCTCGGAGAACTTCAGCTGAAGTTCCCGAAGTATGACTGCAGATGGTACGGAATAGGTCACAACGTCACGGCGAGTGTCGGCTATGACAAATACACCTTTACGGAATCGCGTGTCGCTTTCGAGAACGTGGAACTCGTTTCCTTCCTCATAGGCAAGACCGCAACGGTCACGCTCGGCGATAGGACAAGGGTAGAAGGAACGCTTGTGAACGATACCCAACCCACCGATAGAGTACCTACGCTCCGGTTCATCTCGACACAGGAAATCAATGGGGAACTGAAATGCGAAATCACGTTCGACACCGTTGACCTTCAGTATGAATATGCCGAGGGCAAGAATCTCGTTCAGTTCTTCGCAGTGATTATGGGAGTCACAAGGTTCGAGCTGTTCATCTCAGGCTATGATTCCATTGAACTGAAAGGACTGAACCCTGTCAAATCATGGTATCTTGCTGCGCCGTTCACGGCAGGAACGCTATGCTACAAGAAGGCGATATGGAGCTACACAATCAATTCCGACACCTATGACGAGAACTTCACGACCATCTACAGGGCAACGGATTCCAACCACATCGATTCCATGGTAGTGGCTGACATGGGAACGAAATTCCTTGCGAACAATGCCCTTGTGACGAAATACAGCCTATCCGACGTGGATTACAGACAGGTTGCCTATGACCGCATGAGAGTACCGAACTCGTTCACTGCTTTCAAGCCGATGAGCGTTGCGTTCGTGGTCTTCAACTTCAAGAGCGACCTGCCGAAGAACTCGGTCCTCACGACAATGGATTACACCTACTCGCTTGCGAAGACCGCGTTCGGACGTATGTAAGGAGAATTTATGAGGAAAAACTATGGAAAAAGGAAATGGATTCTCTTCGGTTCGGCAGTTGTCGCGCTATCACTTGGCGCATGCAGTCCCAAGGAGAATCCAATTCTGAAATCGCCTGTGGCGAAATATGAGACTACCCAAAGCGAAGGGGGAACGAAGCTTGTCGTCGGCAAGGACGGAAAGGTCTATGTCGAATACAAGGACGAGAACGGGAACGGAATCCCGGATGACCTCGAAAACTACTATGCGAACAAAAGCACTGGGGAACTTTTCTCCGTCACTCTCGGTTCTGCGGTTGCCCTTGTCGTGAACATCATCTATCTCATCTACAACATCACGAAGACGAAGAAGACAAATCAGAGTATCAAGGAAATGTGCGCCGATTCCGTGAAGTTCGTATCCGACTTCAAGGAAACTGCCACAACGAACACCGAGAACACCAAAGCGGTCGTTGCCCAGAATCAGGCACTGCTCCAAAGGCTCGAATCCTCCGAAAAGGTGAATGCGGAACAGACCGAGCAGATTAAGGCACTCAAGGAAAGCAACGAAGCACTGACGAAGGGATATTCCGACATCAATGCGCAGATGAACGCAATCCTTGCCAACCAAGCTGCGATGGCAAATACCCCAGAGAACACCAAACGAGGCATAAACCAAATCGTGCAGAACAACACGAAGGAGGCTCTGATAAATGGCAGAAAGAAAGGAAAGTAAGCCGAAGCTCAAGGAAACCGACCCTGTCCGCTACTACAAGAAGAAAAGGCATTGGCTTACCTTCGGAAGGTGCATGTGCTTCATCGTTCCCGCACTTGCCGTGCTTGTCACCTATGCGGTGATGGCATGGCTCAAGAAAGCCAACACGAATCCTCTCAACCCTTATCAGTTCGGTCTTGGCATCGTCCTCATGGTCGTGACCATCGTCGTTGTAGTCCTCTCTCAGCTCCATGCGGTCACCAAGGCTAACAAGAAGGATGGGAAAGGACCTCAGTTCACTTCGGCGTTCGTATGGCTCTTGCTTGCCCTCATCCTGTGGCTTCTTTACATCAGCACCTACTATCTCATCATCTTCTGTGCAGTCGAATTCATTGCCTCGTTTGCGGGAGCGTTCTTCACTTCGGCAATCAGGCAGACCTATGTCGACCAGGACAAGGAAGACACCGCCGAGAGACAGGCAAAGGCGATTGCAAGGAATATGAAGAAGAAGGAAGAAGGAATACCGCTAGAATGAGATACAGGTTCAGAAGAAAGACTCTCGACAGGGCGAAAAGAGCCAAATGGTCGATTATCCTCGGGACGTTCCTCACTCTCTTCGTGGCTGGTATCGTGACGCTTGTCACATGTGCCTACACCTACCATTGGACATGGGAAATGGTTGCGCATTGGATGAATCCGTTCTCGGAAGGCAACAACTGGGCGTGGCTCGTCTATGCTGGAATCATCGGCTTCGTATTCCTGTTGGTATGGCTCATCCACAACGCACGTGTCGAAAGGATACTGAACGATGAACGATAAGCTGAAGAAGATTACGCTCCGCTCCAAGATTTTCGCCATCATTGCTGTTCTTGTCGTGGCGGTCACGTGCATTGCGGTTCTCTTTCCTCTTGCAATCGACCCAAGCACGTTCACCGACCCACAGAAAAGAAGCCAGTGGATTGTCAATACGATAATCATAGCCGGTCTTGCCACCATAGGTATGACGCTGTTCGAGACGATTGCCTCGGACATCCTCAAGGGCAAGGAAGGTGGAAAATACAAGAAGGCGGAACTCGAATATCTTGCCCAAAGGGAAAAGATACGTCCCATGGACAGGGAGTTTCCGAGATGGATGAAGGAATACGACAGGAAGGCACTGAGGGAAAAGGAAATCCGTTTCCTAATCTCGAAGCGCTTCGAAAGACCTGAAGTGTACATCGACCATCTTGAGGAAATAAATCCATATCTGCTTGCCGACCATCAAGAGAAGGACGGACACGGCGAATGGACTGACGTGAAGGGGAAGGCGTTCATCGCAAAGGACGGGACGCCTATAGCAACCCTCGAGCCAGACCAAGCCCAAGCCCTTGCGGACATCAAGGAAGGCAAGGTGGGAATAAACCCTTATCCCGCAAACTACTATCTCACCATAGACTCCGTTGCACTCAATGTAGCGGAAGTAGACAAAGCCGACTGCCTCATGCGTGCGAAGAAGGAGAACCAGAACTTCTCGAGAATCTTCAGAATCGTGAAGGTGCTTCTTGCTTCCGCACTCATGGCAATGGTGACCGTCAAGGACTTCAACAATCTCGGAAATGCCGAAGCGTGGTACATGCTCATATCGAGACTGTGTACCTTCGGAAGCGGAGTCGTTGCAGGATGGATGTCTGCCGACACCGATACGAAGTTCGACACCGACCTCATGAACACGAGGACGGCAATACTGACGAGATTCCAGAAGGACTTGGAAAGCGGAGACTATAAGCCCATGACGTATGAGGAAAGGGCTAGAAAGGAGGCAGAGAATGACCGAGGACGAGAAACAGCAGAAACTGAACTACCTCATGTCGTATACTCCGAAGGTCATGCCCGCGAATCCGACAGCCCAAGGGTGGACGGAAAGCCAGATACGTCTGTATCAGTACAAAGGGTTTGAAATCCTGTTCAATTACTTGCTTCACTTCTACGACTACATAGACCAGGAGACCTATCGTGCAAAGCATGCCGAACAGCACCTTGACGACAGGGTGACGGCACTCGAACTGAAGGTAGGACAGACGCTTCAGAGCTTCGATACAGGAAAAGGGCTTCTGAAGGAAGGCAATACGCTCAAGCTTGACTTCAGTATCGTCCAACCGAAGATAAATGTCGGGAATGTCGACCCTGCGGAGAAAGCCGAGTACGAGGGAGAGATATACATAAATCTCAGAAGCGGAGAACTGTTCCGCTCGGACGCCTCGCTCAGTTGGGTACGCATAGGCGACATATGCAAAGGGCTTCAGGTCTATTTCAGGGAAGAAAAAAGCTGTATGACCATTGAATTCAAGGAGGAAAGATAAATGGCAACAATAGAAAAGGTAGTCCTCAAGAAGGACTCGCAGTCGGCGACCGTATATACGACCGACAAGGTTGATGCGCTTCTCGCAGACATCACAGGAGGCTCTGGCACAAGCCTCAGCTCGCTCAAGGCAAGCCTTGACGCCCAGCAGAAAAACCTCGAAAATCACAATCAGTCAATCGTCAATCTCAATAACAATTTGACTTCTCTTACCACCGAAGTCGGAACAAAGATGACGAAGAGCGAATTTGTCGGCGAGGATGGAAAGATTCTTGCAGAAGTGCTTCCGAGCTATGTCGATGACGTCTTGGAATACACGACCCTCACGGCATTCCCAAAAGCCGGAGAAACGGGCAAAATCTACGTCGCACTCGATACCAACAAGACGTACAGATGGGGCGGAACGAGCTATGTCATCATCTCCGACACACTCGCAATCGGCGAAACTGCTGGCACTGCCTATGCAGGAAACAAGGGTGCAGCAAATGCAAAGGCGATTTCTGAATTGCAGACTGGCAAAGCCAACAAATCCGAGATTCCGACCAAAGTGAGTCAGCTCGAAAACGACAGCGAATATTCAACAATAGGTTATGTAAAAGACTTCTTCAATGAATATAAGCCAACCTTTATATATAATGGGCAAGGAACGGCTTCGTATACTTACAATGATATTTCCAACGCTTTTAATTCCAAGAACCCCACCATCACTGCTTCCGTTTCCGAAACTACGATAACTTTCAATTTCTGATATGGCTGACAAGGTAAGTTTCAAAAAAGGCAACGTCACTGCGGAGGTTTATACGACTTCCGCAGTGGACGAAAAGCTCAACAATACCGAAATACTTCAGACCGAGACCATGGAGACGGAAGTGGGGTATTCCAAAGAAGAAGTTGATTCCATTGTATCAAATATACGTAAAGTTGCTGAAGGAAAGACAAAAGCACTTGCCATAGATTCATCCAAGAACGTCAATGGCTCAAGCAATGCTCTCTTCAATTACAATAAGACCTCTTCCGTTGATACGCTTCTTGCCAAAGTCTCGGACGGCACATTCACAATACGAGATGTGACTGGTGAAGTCTTCACAATACCTACAGATTTGAAGAAAGGTGACCTTATCTTCACGACTCCGAAGAACATCAAAGACTGGTGGTATGCTGGCATAGTGACGCAGGACAATGTCGACTATTACGCTTTCTATCAACTAGACGCCGACACGCCAGACCTTTCAGCCTATCTGACCACTTCTGACTTCGATTCCTTCAAGAAAACCCTCGGAGACGCTTCCAAAAAAAGTACCGTGGATTCCATTACGGAAAGTGCGAACCTCCCCACTTCATCTGCGGTCAAGAAATATGTCGATGATTGCGATTCAGCACTCAATACTGAAATCGATAAGCTTATATCAAATGTTGCTTCTGGAACATCAAACGGCAAGACGAAAATCACTTTCAAAGACGGAACGACAGCCGAAGAGAAAATCATCTATGGGCTGAATGATTGTGCTTATCGACCGGTTCTCGATTCAGCGCTTCCGACATTGATTACAAATGCGACAAAGCTCAAGATTCCTTCAGTAGGTGCGCTTATCGGCACTTTTTATACCAAAACCGACGTTGATACGCTTCTTGCCAAGAAGAAGGAGACATGGCGACCGATTCAGATTGACGGAACTGACATCGGAGATTCTTCACTGAATTTCTCGACTGGCGACTATGGTTTGTTCTATTCCACATACAAAGGCGGAAATTTCTCCTTCGGCACGAATATGCAGTATACGAATGTGGATTTCGATGTTGGAGCGGACATACCACAATGGCAGACAAGACCTATTCCGAATTATGCAATGGGGCTTGTTTCCAAAAACTCTGATGGTCAGGAAGACAAGAAATACAGCCTCATTGAAATCCTTGCACTAATCAATGCAAAGCAGGACGCCCTCGTTTCCGGGGTGAACATAAAGACTGTGAATGGCGTTCCGATTGTCGGAGAGGGGAACGCAACCATTCCTACTTCACTGCCTTCGACAGGAACAATGTCTTCATTATCACTTACCGACCGACTGAATCTCCAAAATGCTCCTCTCGGCATCCAGTTCAGTTCGGCGAACTACCAAGTAACGAACATGGAGGCTGGGGAAGTATCTATCACTCTGGAAACAGCCGTCAACAATGACGCCTCTGCTTCGGTCACTTTCCATGGCGGAAGCAAAGGAAGCGGAACATGGCGGATAGCGCTTGCGGTCACAGGAAGCACGTGGGTTACTTCGGTGACTGCCACTGCGGAAAGCGTGTCGAACACAGGCTTCAAGATTTGGGTGAGGAGACTCGTTGACACTTCCTCGAACACTGCTTCGAAATCGGTCACTGTCTCGTGGATTGCGGTCAAGTATTATTAGGGGGAAAGGAAATGACGAGAATCTACTATCGGAAGAAGGACGGTTTCCTCTGCAATCGGTATCCGACCGACATACAGGAGAAAGAAGCCTACATCGATGTCGAAGACGAGGAAGCGGGCAAGACCTATTCAGTCGAAGGCAGAAAGCACTGGGCGGTCAAGAAAGGCAAGCTCACGGAAGTGGAATACAAGGACGAGGAATACCTCGAACACGAGAAGGCGAACCAAATCGCCGAACTGAAGGGGTATCTCTCAAGCACCGACTACGTGATTTCCAAATTGAATGAACTGAAGCTCGAAGACGAGGCAGAATACGAGATGGCAAGGGAAGAATACGCGGGCGTGCTGAAGAAGAGAAAAGAGGCACGCGCGAAGATAAACGAACTGGAGGGAAACAAGGCATGAAATGCTATAAAACGGCGGATGGGAAGTTTCTGAAGACCACGGAAGGGAAACTGGTGAGTCCCGAAGGAAACGTAACGATTACAGATAAGGAGCTCAGCTTCTTTGATTATTATGCTAAATATGGAACAGCATACAAACATGCTAGCAAGAAATTTGATATCACTGGAACAGATGTAGTGATATCTGAGTATTCTGGAGCAAAGAACTTGAAAGGATATATTGCTGGAACCTCTGCAACATCTCCTAGCAAATTAACATTTGATTTCAATGGAGCTGAAGCTGAATGTTTGCTTTTTGCATACCACTCAACTATTGCAACAGTAGTTATTAAGAACTTAACAATGAATACTGCACAAGCTGCTTTCTATGGAAATTCAATTAGTTCTATTGAATTCCAAAATTGCAAGTTTATTGGAAATGGATATAACTTTGCAAATGGAGCTAGTAATCTGATTTCAATCACTGGAGATTGTGATGCGTCAAAACTCAGTAATATAACACTTGGATTTGCAGGTTGTGCAAAGCTTGCTGATTTGAGTGGAATTAAGCACTGGAGAATTAGTTTTGATATTTCAGCTTCTACTCAGTTTAATGCAGCTGCACTTGTGGAAATCATATCCAATCTTGATGATACTGGAAGTGCACACACACTTACCATTGGTGCAACCAACCTTGCAAAATTATCAAAAGCTCAAATCAAGGTAGCTACTGATAAAGGATGGAATTTAGCATAAGGAGGATAGATAAATGATACAAGCAAACAAAGGATATGTATTTGTATCCACTGATAAGAAAGCTGTTTATGGAAGTATTATCTATCTTGGTAAATACTCCAAGGAATCTGATTTCATCCAAATGAAAGAGGAGGAAGCCGAAGCATTAAAAGAGCAAATTGAATCCAAAACTTCAAAAATTTCTTGACATCTGTCAGTTTTTGATTTACTATGTCAAATAAAATTGACCCAAAAAGGGTATGAAAGGAGAATATCATATATGGATGAGGGAAGACTTGCGCACACCAACGACCTCCTCCACGACTTGCTGATTCAGAATAATGGTGACCGCGAGAAGACAATCGAAGAAGGCATTTCGGTTGACCTCTTCACGAGGAGCGAGGCACTCGAGATAATCGAGGACACCTGCCTCTCCGAAGAGGAAAGGAAGCTCGCAGTCGACTACTTCCTCGACAAGAAAACCAAAGAGGAAATCTCATCCATATACAGATATGACCGCCGTACCATCAGACGCAAACTCCGCCAAATCTCCCTTAAGCTCAAGCGGACCGTCCTGAAAATGATGAAGAAAAATCATATAAAATCACTCATTTGATGTACTTCTGTCCAGAAGTACCCAAAAATGTCCCATTTTTGTCCCATTCCATGTCCTATTCATGGCATGGGATTTTTTGCATCCTTTTTCTGCAAAGGAGAAGAGACCTTATGGAAAACACATTCATGAAGCAGTCCGTTCCGTGCTACCATGTCGCCAATGCGAACGAAGCGAAGATGATTCAGCTTCCGTTCGGCACTACTGCACTCCTCATCAATGACGAAGCACCATTTATCTATCTCAAAAGCTCGACTGCGATGGGGTCGACATTCCGCTGTTTCCAGATTACGGAAGTGGCAAACGATGTCGCCATGTCCTCACAGGAGGAAAGACGCTTAGACCGACTTGAGGCGCTTGTCGAAAGACTCGTAAAGGAGAAGGAAAATGAATCCACTGAACAGCACACCGAATCCGCTTGAAATGCTCGCCTCGAATCCGAACACGAAACACATAGCGGACATGCTTCGGAACGGAGCAAATCCGAAGGAACTCTTCTATAAGCTTTGCCGTGAGAGAGGAGTCAATCCAGACTCGATACTCTCCATGCTTCAACAGCGTTTCTGATATGGCTAAAAGGGAGCTAGCACCTATATAAACCATATGTCAGGAATATAACAAAAGGAGAACAAAACCATGGAAGGAATTCAGCCGACATTCAATATGGCGGATACGGGGCGATATGGCGACTGCTTCGGCGGAGGCAGTGGAATCTGGCTCTTTGCCATCCTCCTCGCTCTTATGTGTGGAGGAAACGGCTTCCTAGGCGGTCGTGACAGCGGAAGGTATGCCACTACCGAGGACGTCAACAACTCAGCCAATTTCACGCGTCTCGAGTCTCAGGTCAATGCCAATGCTTCGGCAATCGACAGGGCAAAGGACGTAATCGGAAACGGAATCGCAGACCTAGGATACGAGAATGCAAAGCAGTTCGGTCAAACGAATATGCTTATCCAGACAGGAAACTGCAATCTCTCGAGAGAAATCCTCGAGTCTCGCTATCTCAACGAGAAAGCCGTCAACGAGGCAACCTCTAAGATACTTGCCCAACTCAATCAGAACAAGGTCGAAGCGCTTCAGGCTAAGGTCAATCAGCTCGAACTCGCACAGGCTGTTGCTGGTGTAGTCCGTTATCCAATGCAGACCGTTTTCGCAAGTGCATGCAATCCGTTTGCCCATCCTACTACTAGCGGAACAACGACTACAGCATAATGATTGAAAACATGATTCACGATTCCACGAGGGAACAGCTCGATGATTTTCTGAGGGAGGCAATGGACTATCTCAGAAGCAACGAACCGAGAGTCTATGAAATCCTCACTGGTCTCATGTATGACTGCATTTACGGACTCCATTTCAACGAATGGAGCTACAGGAAAGCGGTCGGCGCTCTGAAGAACAGGGATGGAACAAACGGCGCTCACTGGAGTCTCGAAGAAATCGAACGCCTTGGAATCGACTTCGAAGGAAAGGACTACAATCTTTACGACTTCGCATTTGCCATAAACATGATATATTCCGACTACTATGGGCTTGTGCCTGATGATGTTCAGACATACCGAAAAATGGCAGTCGGATTCCTTGAGGACGCAGACGCTCCGAGAGGCAAGGCTTGGCTGTATCATGACGCAATGAAAATGTGAAAACTTTGCCCCTTGTTTTTGTGGTATAAAGAGCCATATGACAGGGGGCTTTTTCGGTGAAGAAAAGACATATAAGAAACATCATACTGTTTGCGATAGTCTGTGTTCTTGTGAGCGTGATTGTCCTTGCAATCCTCATGGGAACAGGCGTCTTCTATTATGACGGCGGATTCCATTTCTCACAGGAAATCTTCGCGAGCGTGAAGAATTCCTTCTGGATTTACCCGGTTTTCATCGGACTGCAGACACTGCTTACCACGTTGCTGTGCTTTGTTCCCGGAACAAGTGCTGCGATGATAGGTGTGGCGGTTGCATTGT